GTTTGAGGTTGTACACGTCCGAATAGCGCAGCCCGCTGAAACAGCAGAACAGAAAGACGTCCCTTACCCGTTCGAGATATTGCTTGGTCAGGGGTATCTTGTAGTCTTTCAGCTTGTTCAGTTCTTCCCATGTGAGGAATATCACCTTCTTTTGGACGCTTTTCAGCTTCGGGTTGAAGCTCTCGTAGGCGTTGTTCATGCAGTACCCCTTCTTGGTGCACCACCGCAGGAACCATTTCAGGTAGGCTATCTGCTTCATGGTGGACGTGTTGCGCAAGCCTTCCACGTCCTTGAGGAAATTCACGTAGCTTGTCAGCTTGGGTTCGTCCAGTGCCTCGAAGGTCAGTTCCTTGTCGAACTTCTCAAGGTGTTTCCTCACTGCGGCGAACTTCTCATAAGTGGCGTCAGACCAGCCGTTCTGCGTCCCGCACTCCTTGATGAACTCCCCGAACACCTCCATAGGTGCGAACGTCAGGGGCTTCTGCTGTTCCTCCTCCCTCTTTTCGCTATGCAGGTTGTTGAAAGCCTCCTTCACTTGTGCGGTGGTAGGCATAGTTCCCTGAACCTCGAACGCCTTGAAGATGTTCTGTATTTCCGTATAGTAGCGCAGCAGGTCGGTGTTGATTTCGGATGCGCTCTGTTTCAGTTTGTTGGTGCAGCCCGGCTTTACACGCTGCTTGTCGGCGTCCCATTTGGCTGCGTCGATGCGGTAGCCCGTTGTAAACTCAATGCGCTGGCTGGCAAATATCACACGCATACGGATAGGCACATTCTCCACGATTGGTACGCCGTTCTTCTTCCGGCTTTCCAAAGAAAAGATGATGTTTCTCTTGATATTCATATTCGGGTGTAATTAAATTAGCACCCAAATATACACCCAATTATTAAGATAGCAAAAGATTTTGAATGATATTTTACGATATAAATCAATCGTAATAAGCTGTTTATTAGTAGATAGTTACGATATTATGATGTTTTGTAAAATTGTAGGTTAAAGTACCGTACGCACCGCTTTCTTATGAAACAAAATAAAGAAAAGTCCTGAAGTACAATGCTTTAGGACTTTTCTTTTTATCCAATACCCCCCACCCAAAAGCAGCGGAATAGCGTAGTTGGCACTGGCTTATCTGTTGGACTTTCCGGGGAAAAATTCAACGATTAAGATTTGTTTTCGCTGATTCTCAATATTCTGCATAGTCTGATTTGGAACAATACGATTTAACTTTGTACCACTAAAAATGCAAGAAGTATGGGAATTGAAAAAAGACGTAGTACACTCTGTGTGTTGTTTTACATCAAGCGGCAGAAGCTGCTGAAAAACGGGGAGGCTCCCGTCTGTATGCGTATCACCGTTGATAAGCGGAAAGCGGAGATTGTGATCAAGCGCAGTGTGCCGGTAGAAAACGAGGAGCGTATAACAGATCGTAATGTAGCCTTTGAAATGCATTGTGGATTGAACCTGGTGAACGCGATGGTGCACGGAAGAGATAAAAAGGTAGGAAGCTATGCGCTTTTTCCGGCTCTTCTGTTTGAAAACAGGCAGATAAAAGTGAGGCAGGAGGCGGTGATCAATATCATAGAAGAGGCAATAAGAAATGATTATAATATCTGCCTTATGAAAGTGAACCGGCACACGAATGAAGTGGTAGGAGAAGGGGAAATGGTGCTGATACATGAATGATAATGAAACCGGATTGAAAAAATAATCTTTATTCATTAGTACAAGAATAGGATTAAAATAAAATCATTAATAAAAAATAGATTGTGTATGACATAGAAAAGGACTTGAAAAATAATGAAATCATTGAGCTGATGAAATGGAAAAAAACGGATTCCACAAAGATAAAACGGGCTATGTATGAATGAGCATGCTATTTCCATTCAACTTGGTCGTGACTTAAACTAGATGGATTGCATAGTTTGCGGTATGGATAAAAGTGAGACAGGTCAGAGTGAAGTAATGCTGAACATGAAAAATAATCGCTCATTAATAAATGTTTTATGCAGATTTGTGCCGACAAGCGAAATTTTTTATCTATTTTTGTATGTCTATTTTTGAATGCTATGATACAGGTAATACAATTAAAAGGAAAAGACAAACATTTATATCAGCTTTTGGCGCCTCTAGTAATGGATCCGGATGTAATACGTGCAAATAATAACTATCCGTTCAAAACAAACGAGGATTTCGTTTGGTACATTGCGATTGACAATAGAGAAGTGGTGGGTTTCGTTCCGATTGAACAAAAAAGCGGAAAGAAGGCTGTCATTAATAATTATTATGTAGCTGCAGTGGACGAGCAAAGAAAAGATATCTTGTCGCTTCTGCTATCTTCTATAGTCACGGCATTCATACCTGAAGGGTGGACGCTTGATTCTGTCACGCTGATACAGGATCAGGAAACTTTTGAGAAATTCGAGTTTACGTCTATGGACAAAAAGTGGACACGCTATGTAAAAATGAACAGATGAATTATGGGAAAAAAAACAATCACAGGAACAAAAAATGTATATGAATTAGCACAAGAACGACTGAAAGTAATATTTAACGAGTTTGATAATATTTATGTATCTTTCTCGGGAGGGAAAGATAGTGGGGTACTGCTCAATATGTGTATCGACTATATCAGGCGGAATAATCTGAAAATACGTTTGGGGGTATTTCACATGGATTATGAAATCCAATACAAGATGACCATCGACTATGTGGACAGAATACTGGAAGCAAATAAAGACATTGTGGATGTATACCGGGTATGCGTTCCTTTCCGGGTATCTACCTGTACGTCCATGTACCAGTCTTTCTGGCGACCTTGGGAAGATAATAAAAAGGATATATGGGTGCGCTCCATGCCTAAAAAGGCTATGAAGAAAGAGGATTTCCCTTTTTACAATACTACCATGTGGGATTATGAATTCCAGATGCGCTTTGCACAATGGATACATCAGAAGAAGGATGCGGTGCGCACTTGCTGCCTGATCGGTATCCGTACACAGGAAAGCTTTAACCGCTGGCGCTGTATCTACATGAGCCGTAAATTTCAAATGTATCATAAATATAAATGGACCTCAAAGGTGGGAAATGACATCTACAATGCATATCCCATTTTTGACTGGAAAACGACGGATGTATGGACGGCGAACGGGAAATTCCAATGGGACTATAACATCCTGTATGACCTTTATTATCGTGCGGGAGTGAACCTGGAACGTCAGCGGGTGGCGAGCCCGTTCATTAATGAAGCACAGGAGAGTCTGGCCCTCTATCGGGTACTCGACCCCAACACATGGGGAAAGATGATAGGAAGGGTGAATGGAGTGAACTTCACCGGTATGTACGGCGGCACACATGCGATGGGCTGGCAGTCGGTGAAACTGCCCGAAGGCTATACCTGGCGCGAGTTCATGTATTTCCTGTTGTCTACCTTGCCGGAACGGGCACGCAAGAATTATCTGCGAAAACTGTCTGTCAGCGTACATTTCTGGCGGACTAAAGGTGGATGTCTGAGCGATGCAACCATCCAAAAATTAATTGATGCCAAAGTGCCGATTATCGTGATGGATAACAGTAACTATAAAACGTATAAGAAACCTGTACGCATGGAGTATCAGGATGATATTGATATTCCGGAGTTCAGGGAGATACCTACTTACAAGCGTATGTGTGTTTGTATCCTCAAGAATGATCATGCCTGCAAATACATGGGATTCTCGCCGACAAAGGAAGAGATGAGTAAAAGAAGTCAAGTAATGGAACAATATAGAATTATAGTATCATGAGTGTAGATAAAAGCCCGGTCTACGAGGTAAAAGCAGTACCTGTAGAAAAAGTGTATGCGAACGATTACAATCCGAATGTCGTAGCTCCGCCCGAAATGAAGTTGCTGGAACTTTCGATTTGGGAGGACGGCTTTACGATGCCTTGTGTGTGTTATTATAATAAAGAGGAAGACAACTATATCCTGGTGGATGGTTATCACCGGTATACGGTGCTGAAAACCTCGAAACGTATTTATAAACGTGAAAACGGTTTGCTTCCGATTGTGGTGATCGACAAGGATTTGTCGAACCGAATGAGTTCCACTATCCGGCATAACCGTGCCCGTGGAATGCATAATATCGAACTGATGTGTAATATTGTGGCAGAACTGGACAGAGCCGGAATGTCTGATCAGTGGATCATGAAGAACATTGGTATGGACCGGGATGAACTGTTGCGTCTGAAGCAGATTTCGGGACTTGCGGATCTATTTGCCAATCGGGAGTTCAGTATCCCGGATGAGGTGGCACCTACGGAGATGGAACGGAAAACGCTGTAGACGTTATCAACTCAGAATAAAGCTTGAAAAGGCCCTTGGATGATTTCATTCAGGGGCCTTTTTTAATATGGATTTTATTTATAATAATTCACTTCAAAAGTTTCGAATGCCGTAACTTTTGGATTTTTTATATTCGAATAATGCAAAATAAAGATTTGATCCTTATTGCCTTTCATTATTCGTAAGCGCATTGGAGTTCTCCTGCATTTTTAGTCTTTTATTTAAACTTTCATTGTCAGTATGAGAAATGGATGAAATTCCTTATCTCATGCAATATACCGACATTTGCAATATCTGATTAAAACGTTTTTTGCGTGTCTAATAAATACAACTATTTAATGAGAGAGATTAAACATAACATATACAATAGAGGGCCGATTATTTTCCTGTTATTGCTGATTATTTCATCTTGTATAGATGAGACTTTCATTGATAACGATGATAAGATTAAAAGCTCATATATATCCATCAGAGGGATTGGAGCCAAGGTTGGTATACATCCGGGAACAACTCCTGATGATTATGTTATTGAAACTCTCCGTATTCTGGCTTTTGATAAGGTTACTGAAAACTGTGTGTCTAACGTTCGCTATAATGCTGCGAATGGTGATATTATACAACATCCTATTAATCCGGATAGTTATGATTTTGTTTTTTTGGCGAATGAACCGGCGAATACACTTATTATAGATCAGTTGGATGGAATAACTAAATATGAAGATTTAAACGATATTGCATATCCGGAGAGATATTTTTCGTCTGATTTGATTATTCCAATGATACAGGAAATTAAGAATATAACTGTATTGCCCAATGGTCAGGGAGCTCAGGTAAATGGTGGCGCGGTTGTTAATGTGCTGCAATTGGGACTTGACAGGTTAGCCGTCCGCTTGGATGTTGTGTTGGAGGCTGAAGATAATCTGGAAGCTACCTTTACTGGAATTATATTGGAAAATATTCCCAATGCGGTGCCACTTACGAATAATTATACAGGTGAAGTGGAAAGGAATGTAACACGTACTTTTACTAAAGCAGCTGATGCCGGTTATTTTTCGGACGAGACTCCAACTGCTTCGGACAGATCATGGGCAAAAGGAGTGAATCGAATTATTCTGCCTGCCAATGAGTTGAAGACAGTGGGAGATGCGAGTAAAGCAGTGACTCTTATAGTAGGCATGGGGAATAACTATAGTCCCTCCACTCAATTGAAGACCGCTAGTGATCCGACAGTGAGTTATAGTCTTCCGATAAATACAAAACTTGATTTTCTTGGTATCATCAAAGAGCCCTTGGAAGTGAATATTAAGGCATCAGAATGGGATAAGATTGGAGAAGACTGGGAGATTTCCGGTACCAGAGTCTTGAATGTGTCTGATATTGAGGTTAATATAACAGACTTCAATGGAGCACGAATTGCATTTTGGTCAAATATGCCGGTTGTGAGAGTGTTGGATGTGGTATATGATGAGAATGGTGCTGAAAAAGTGACGAATAATATATTTAATGCCTTGTCTTCTCAAAACTATGCTCCTAACGATGACTTCAGAATCAGGTATGATGCGAAAACAGGACTGGGATATATGGATATTGTGTTGGATCGGCCTAATACCGATGATAATGTGGCAGGTGATAAAACATATACTCTTACTTTATCAGCTTCAGAAGATCATGCGGGGACCAATGCCCTCCAAAGGAAAATTATTGTGCATGTAAAGCAGGAAGGTGTACGATATGTCTTTGAGAAAAATGCTTCTGACAATTTGTGGTCTACTCCTTATGTAGGAGCTTTTTGGGATGATAATGAAGTCGGAGAGAGAGTGATCAAGGGTATAAGATGGGACTATTGGTGGAATTGGACGGTAACAGTGCCTGATGAATACAGGGATTTTATTGTCATAAGTGCCAGCCCGAGTTTTGACCCGAATATTGGTACGGATAATCCAGGGGACGCTGAAGATTATCCGGTTGTTCCTAATGCTTTTAGATTTGAAACAGGGAGCTCTGTAGCAGGGAAAGGACGTGTTTATTTCAGAATAGGATTGAAAAGTAAAAATACAACAGGAAGCCCTAGATATGGTTTTGTGAATGTTCATTACGAAAAGTCTGAAAACAATGTAGTAACGTCTTATGATACTAAATTATTTGTTCGTCAGGGAGGCGATCCGGATTATCTGATGCGGAGTGGGAGTATAAGAGGTGCTTCTGATTATGGAGCTAAATTCTCGCCGTATAACTTGACGATGAAAGCGTTTAAGGATACTCCGGGTACCACAGTTCAGTATCAGGCTATAAATTATAGTAATCTAGCAGGTGAAGTTGATTTTGTAAAGTATCCTACCCAGGCCGGGGCGCATTTTCAGTGGGCACTGCCCATTGCGAATGTAGCTAAGGGACTCCGAGGATATCATCCTACGAATGTGAATATGGGAAGTGCCCCTTGGGCTATAACAGGGTGGCCGATAGAACGTATCAATGGTGTGAACCTTTTTTGGAATCCTTCGACGGGAACTATCCTGAAGAATTATTATGAAATATGTCCTCCCGGGTATGTTCGTCCCACTGATGGACCGGAGGATCGGATTGCAGTGAATAGTTATAATTACGATCAGGTTTATATGTCGGACTGGAGAATGTCTTTATTTGCCGATCCTATGCGGGGAGATGCGGCTTCCAATACGGTAGATAGTCCATATCCGACTAATGGGACATATAAACCGGAATTATATACTCCTGTGCCGCTTTCTGAAGTTATGTATGGATTTTATGCTGATGGTTTCTTTGACAGACGTCCGATCAAGGAGAAAACGATGGTTGATGGCACAACTAGAGGAGAAGGAACATTAGGTTATACTAAATATAGAGGTGTCAGTTTGGACAACGCTGATGCGGCTTATGGTGGTGTGTTAGTATATAACAGTAATACTAGTGCTTCTATCTTCTTTCCGGCTGCGGGAAGAAGATGGCATCTGGATGGTAGTTTGGAATATGCCGGCCAAACGGGATATTATTGGGCTTCCTCTGTTGCACCGGGGTGGACTAAGGTAGTTAGTGGCAATGAAACCGGAGCACCTTATGGAAATATATGGACGATGCAACTTAATTATGCAGAGCCACGCCCGATATCTACAGGACATGTATTTGGGTATTCAATACGATGTGTGAAGAAATGAGGAAAATAGTAATACATATAAATAAACTGTTCTATCTGCTCTTGCTACTGTTGATATCAAGCTGCGAGCATGATATCAATAGTACAGAGCAGCAAGGCGGAGGGAATGATTCGGATGATAAAGTACAGATTGAAATTTTTACTCGTGCTCATTCATACGATCTTCCATCGACGAGGGCTGCTGAAAATGATATCAGCATGACACCTTGGGTGCTTGTGTTTAAGGGAAATGGAGGAAGTGCCACCTTTGTAGAGGCAGTGCAAGCTTTCGAAATGGTAGGAAAAAGATATGTAATATTGACCAAACAAAGTAGTAAATGTCAGTTGCTAATTTTGGCAAATACTCAGAGTAAGTTTTATTATAATAATGATAATGCTAATGGATATGTATTTAATGAGACGAATCTTAATACAAGATTGAGTGGTGTAACGCTGGCGGATGCATGCTCAAAGTTGTTGACTGAACCATTAGCAAGTCCTTCGCTTACAATAATTCCATATAGCGGAACTGGTGAAATAATTCCGATGAGTGCTGTGCTGGAAGTAAATAAGATAGATAATGATACTAAAATACAGAATTCAGATCCGTCTAAGGGGGCATTGTTACTCACTCGTGCAGTAGCTAGAATAGCAGTAGTGAATACAGCAGACAATTTTGAGTTAAATGGAATTATGGCTTTATTCAATGTACCTCGACAGGGACAGTTGCATAACTATAGCAACTCGATCATGAATAATACTTCTAATTTGACGGAGTATCAGGGAGCTTCAGATTACTCAACCCCTTTGGTGGCTGCAAGTGTAGTGACTGAGGGACAGAGTACAAATAGCAATCCCATATATATATACGAGTCTAACACGCTGAATAATACATATATGATTATTCAGGGAAAGTATGATAATAAGGATTACTATTATAAAATGGCTATCGTCGATAAAAACTTGAACGCAATAGATTTGTCTCGTAACAAGTCTTATACGTTTACCATTATAAAAGCCAAGGGACCTGGTTACGACACAATGGCTGATGCTAAAGTGGCTAAACCTTCGAATGTCGACCTTGATTTCAAAATAATTGTGGATGATGGCGATTCGTATGAAATTATAGCTAATAATGATTATTATCTGGGGGTGAGTAATTCGGTCTATATTACTTACTCAGATGTGGATAATATCTATAATGCTTTTGATTTAATAACAGATTGTACAAAGGTTTTTCCTGATACAAGAAATATAACAGATAATAGGGGAGAAGTATCAGGAGCTTTTTCATTAAGTTCTCCCGTAGATGGAAAAATACCTGTTGTAACCGGGGGAGTTGCTTCCCCTCGTATTACTACAGTGAGGGTCTTTACATATACCTGGCTGATGTATTTTGAAAACGGTCAATTTGAAAACGGAGTTGAGAAAAATAATGCATATATAACATTAAAACTTGGAAATTTGGAAAAACAGGTTCATATCAGACAAAGACAGGCGATTAACGCAAGTGGAACTGTACTGGAGTATAGACCTACTGATAGCTATCCGTATCCGGGTACTTACCCTAACTTAATGGACTATCATTGTCTTACCGGTCAGGTTGAGGATGGCGATGATAATCCTAAAAATTGGATAAAATTGCGCCCTTCGACAATGGTTGAAAGAGAAGATACGGAACGGATTATAGTAGAAGATGGACAGATTTTTATTGAAGTATTGCCTAATACTACTAATAATCGCAGAAGGGGAACTGTATATTTGACAACAGTTATGTCTAATGGATCATCGGTAGGTGGGAGTTCTGTGAAGCGTATAAAGATTGATATCACCCAAAAAGGGTGACCTATAAATGTAAGATATAATGAAGAAAGTTATTATACTCATAGTACTTATGCTGGGATGCGTTGCTTTCGAGAGTAAAGCCCAGAAGATAGCTCTGAAAAGCAATCTTCTGTATGATGCTACTACTACCATGAATCTCGGTTTGGAGTTTGGACTGGCACGCAAATGGACATTGGATGTTCCTGTGAATTATAATCCCTGGAAGCCTGATAATGGCAGACGTTTGCGGCATTGGGGAGTACAACCGGAGGTTCGATATTGGTTCTGTGAGAGCTTCAGACGAACATTTATAGGAGTACACGGGCATTATGCGGATTTCAATGTAGGCGGATTTCCTGACTGGTCGTTTATTAGTGAGAATATGCAGAATACCCGTTACCAGGGACATCTGTATGGAGGAGGTATTTCGATAGGACATTCGTGGATATTGAGAAAACGTTGGAGTATCGAAGCATCGGTAGGAGTGGGATATGCACATATTGTATACGAGAAATATCCTTGTGCAACGTGTGGTACTAAACTGAAGGATTCGAGCAAAAATTATTTCGGTCCTACAAAAGCGAGTGTATCACTTATTTATGTAATTAAATAAAATAGAATGATGAAAAGGAGTATACAACTCATCTACAATCGCCAAATCAAAAAATTCCCGACCGAAAAACAAAATGTGTCATTAAAACACATATTAACATAAAACAAAATGTGATTTTTGGTGCAAAATTAAAGCCTGTTTAATCATCGTTTAAACAGGCTTTAATTTCAATCTATGATCATGTAAACTGATAAATCAGGATTGGCAACAAGCGGAAGAACATCTTCATCATCAAGAACGCTCATTGCATATCTATGAATACTTTTTTTTATCATTTCCAACGTTGGTTTTTCAAGGAATATGGAACTGGCAAATGTCACCAGTTCGTTTCCTTCGTTATCGGTTCTGTCAATGGATTGTATTGCATATCGTATTATCCATGTTCCATCGGATAATTGTTCGATCGGCTTAGCCAATTTCCGGGGTAAGATATTTTTTCGCATTGCCTTTTCTTATTTGTTTTTTTAATTGTTTCTTAAAATTATATTCGTTCTTCAACACAGAAACCTCCCAATGTCCCTGAACATAAAAATATTCCCACCATGCAGGATTAATACGTTTCGCCACTTTCCGTCTTAGATTGTACGTATTGAAATGCCTCATTAATCCATAGTAGGAATTCAGGGTGGCAACAAATTTGTCCGCGTGTGCTTCCGCAAAGCCTTCCTCCGCTATTTTATTATATTTGCTGATTACATCGTATAAATTACCGACAACACGGTTTGAAATATAAATTCGACCGGGCAAAATGAATGCCCCTACAAACAAAACTCCCTTAGAATGATGCTGTATATATATTTTTTTAGGATGTAATTTAAGAAGCAGCTGCTCTTTCAGGTAACTGTCAAGCAAAGGAACAGTATTTAGAATATCTTCTTTATTACGCATTACAAAGGCGAAATCATCCACAAAACGCACATAATACTTGATTCCCAGTATTTCGGAAACATAGTAATCAAAACAAGAGCCGATAAAATTTGCGAATTTCTGCGCATGAAGACTGCCGGGGGCAAAACCATGATCCGGATCAGCATGAAACAAACTTTTATCATGAGGCAACTCATCCCATAAATGTAACGGTGATTTCCTATAACATTTATGCTGTGGCTGGTGAAAGATAACAGTGCGCAATATATATAATAAACACTCTATATCGTCGCCTTTATAGTTATCCCGGATAAACAGGTCGATCATTTCCCATAACAGGGATTTGGACATTGACATAAAAAAGCTTTTGAAATCACCCTTGAAAATGTATGCGTCTTTCGTATAATTTTCACTGACTTCCATGATCATCCCATTCAGATAGGTAACAGCCGAAAGTGCTCCTTCACCAATACGGCAATTTTTTGAAACATTTCCCTGTGCCTGAAAACGCTCTTCCAAAATAGGATCAAGGCGTAGATCAGCCCAATGTTGTATTACACGATCAACATAAGCGGAAGCAAAAATTTCACGAAGAACGGGCTTTTTCCGTATGAAGCATTTTGAATAATCAGGTTCGTAGCGACCGTATCTGATAGCATCCCACACGGCAACCAAATCCGTGTCATATTCAAACGAAAACTCTATGCAGTCATCTGTATTGCGTTTATTCTTGCAACAGACGTCAAATGCATGCACGATGGAAGATAAGGGTATGTCATAGATCGGTTTATCTGTTGCGGAAACGGGACGAACCCTGCCTGCGTTAGTCTTGTTGTTCGTGTTCACGTTGCCGTTGTTCATGTTCACGTACCACGCGTTCGAGGATTCAGCATTCACTGTCTTAGTCTTTCCCGGTTCATTACCGGGGGAATGCCCAATAGATAAATTAGATTGCTCTCCCATAAACTCCGTGAAGATTATGGCTCTGGCTTTACGGAAGCTGTCTTTTCCTGGGAAGCGGTGAAATTACGCCACCCTATAATTTGCTTTTCAATCGACGTAATCATCTCAATGATGTCTGCTGTCGTCTGAATATTGATCAGTTTCCGGTCTCGACATACCCTTAATAAGAGTTTCAACGTATCAAACTTAACAAGGAATTCGTTCAGGTATTCCACGCGACGCGGAAGGCTTGAATTTGCATAACGGATCAACTCACAACAGCGAAGGGCGGACATCATAAGTTCCGTACCGAATTCGTACCTGTAATTCTTCGGAAACTTGTCTCTTGCATCGAGTATCAACATTAATAACCGATACATACACTGATAGACTGGTCTGTCTTCTGCTTTTCCCATGTTAATTTTTGATATTTTTTAAATTTTTCTTTTGCTCCGCAAAGTTAATGATTGTCAAACAATTAACACTCATTTTTTCAAAATTTTAAAACTTAAAAAGCCCCTACCGGGGCTAATTAAACGTAACTATCTAAGAGATAAAGAGTTAAAGAGATAAAGAATCTATTGCGGAAACGGGACGAACCCTGCCTGCGTTAGGCTTGTTGTACGTGTTCACGTGGCCGTTGCTCATGTTCACGTACCACGCGTTCGAGGAGTCGTATTCGGTGCTGCTCCAATACCAGTCGGTTGTAATTATATTTTGATTACCTGATACAGAGGATAATAGCTCATTGATTTCGGTCTTATATTTAGCGATGGTAATGAGTTCTCCTTCACTGGGAAGATACCATTCGGTTTTGTCTTCAAGTCCGTCCTGTTCAAGCGTACAAGCCTTATAGTTCTTTGCTGCTTCTGCGGCTGGTGCACCGACGACACCGGAATTATCCTTGACTCCTGCAGTGGCTTCTATGATAGCATCAGTATTTTGCTTTCCGTCTGCCGTTTCATAAAGCCCTTGATTACCGTTCCCGTAATTCTTAACGCCACGGATGTCCGTACCGTATGCCCCCCATTTGAAAGTACGCCCGCCTATATCGTCAGTGCAGTCGCTTTTCGCTATGACGAACTGGCGACGATCCGCACGGATACGGACACCTACACGCAGGTATTTTGAACGGTTATTTGCGCTAAGGGAATTCCATTCTTCAGCAGTAAAGAACACGTTGACACCGTCTTCGATCCGGATTGTGGCAAAGGACAGGTCAAGCAGCCCGCCAGCCCATCTGATATATTTTGCAATGTCACTGGCAGGCGTATTTTCGTTCACGTTGGTAAAACCGATCTCCTGCAAAACAGATACCTGTTCTTCTTTATTCATGCGCAAAAGCAATGCGCTTTCATTATTCTTGTCTGTCATAAATATGTACTGTTTTAATGGATTACTCTTCTGCCGTTGCCCTTACATGCAACAGGCTTGTATTTTTATTCTGTACGTTCATGTGTCCGGTATTCAAATTGCACGTCCATGCATTTGTCGTATCATAGTACGTGCTCGTCCAGTAGTATTTGTCCGTCAGGAACATGCTGTCACTGCTCCAAAATGCACGCAGCATTTCATTGATTTGGTCACGGTATCGATACATGATCATCATCTGTCCGGAAGAAGGCAAGAACCATTCAGTATCATCCTCCAGACCGTCGCCATCGAGCGTGAAGGCTTTATAGGCTACGGCAGCTTCCGCAGCGGGTGCGCCTTCCACGCCGTTCGAATTTGTCCCTTTCAGGGCATCAAGGATCAGGCGTGTATCTTCTTTCCCGGTGAAGCAGGTGTACATTTTGCCCAGCATCTTTGCGGAAAGCCCGTCAATCGCTTTACCAAGACCGCCCCAATAGAAGCTGGAAGACAAGTCAGCTGCATAACACTCTTGTGCCGCAATGACAAAAGACTGCGAATGTGCCCGGATGCACAAACCACGACGGATAAACTTCAACTTGTTGGCAGGAGTCAACGAGTTCCACTCCTCACGGGTAAAATACCATTTGGAATTATCGGAAATCCGGTTACATGCCACCCGCATGTCCAGCAACCCGGTAGCCCACTTTATCCGGTTCGGGAACTCGCTGGCACGCGAGTTTTCCGTAATGTCGGCAAAGCCTACCGCCTGCAAGGCTTTTACCTGTTCCTGTTTATTGAGACGCAGCAGGGTTGCGCTCTGTTCTTTTGTACTCATGTTATTTGCTGTTTACTATATCGTTAATATCCATATTTTCTTCCGCAAACCGTTGAAGGTATTCTTCATAGGTTTCACCATTATAATAGCCCATGATTTCACCCACATTATCCAATGTGACTTCGGGATAATAGGGTTCTCCGCCATACGCTTCCGCATTAAACCAGTCGATGATCTTGATATAAGCGTCGATTATGGTGCTGACGGTCAGACCTTCGAAGCCGTTCCGGATCGCTTCTATATCCGAGTTCTCGATGACTTCATCCAGCAGATAGTTCCCGGTAAGTACGGGCTTCTCTACCTGATTACCGTTTTCATCCAGTCCCCCGATACCGAGTTGCAGGATTTCCAGCACTTCCGAACCGTTCCCGATGAAATCACGGTTTGTGATACGGATATGGCGGAATACGACATTACCTTCCTGCGAATCGATTATGTCGCGGATCATCTTTACAACGTCGATAAGCGGGCAGTTTTCCACGCGCAGTGTGGTGATGTTCGGCATGGATTCAACAACGATGCCTGTGTCCGCGTTCAACCCCTTATAGCTCAACTTATCGAGGTTCATCAACTTGAACTGTGTCATGGTGGTCGGCAGTTCCGCATATTGAACCGGACAGCCGCCTACAAAATTGATGATCTGCAGGGAACTGCCGTATGCCAACAGGCGCAAAAGGCGTGTTGCCCCGGTCAGGTCAAGAGATACCAGCTTTTTGAAGTTCTCAACGTTAAGGAGTCTCATGTACGGTTTTTCACCAAGCGGGAGGTCTGTGACGCTATTGTTGGCATATCCTTCGCGTTTGCTGCCGAACACCAGTTCCTCGACACGGATCAACGTAGTGAAGTCTTTTGCCTGTGTACCGTCGATGTTGACAGTGCTCAAATCACCCAAAGACTTGATCTTCGATGCACCGATGATATAGATCGCGCTCGATGAGTTTGAACCGTCGAAATGGAATGTCACCTTTGAGCCGTCTTCTTCCGCCCATGCCCCCTGTTGTGCGGCTGGCGTATTGAAGCCCGCCCACAATTTCCATTGCTCGCTTGCGGTCACTTCGATATTGATGTCCTCACCGATGGCGCGGAACATGCACATATTATCCGCCTTCAGGATCGTGCTGACACCGAAATAAGCGTCAAGGAAGTCATAACGGGCAGACACATAGTAATGGCGGTAAGGGATACCCATACCGGAGATCACGTTGAACGCCTGACCGCCCGGATTGGTGATATACTTCGCCACGGAATCACGGCAGGCGACGATCGCAGGGATCAAGAGGTGGTCTTTTTCTTCCGATTCACGCAGAACGGCTTCGTAGGAGAAAGCGGACTCGCCACCCGGAAGGCGCGATGTGCGGATTTTCTCCGCGGTCGCTGCAAGTCCGACCTGATCATAACGCCACATGCCTTGCCAAACGACGCTCATACGTCCGGCAAATACGTTTTCCCCCTCCATGACGCTGTCAAGCATCACGTTATACGGAAGTTTGAAGATACCGGAATTATTCTTTCCGTTCGTACTGTCCGAATCATAATCGTGGTTCATGTACCAACGGTAAATACCGTCCGGGCAGAGGTACAAAGCCCACATGCTGTTTTTCGATAACTGGTCGACGCCTGAATGATACAGGATACGGACTAGGTATGCGCGGAAAGAAGCCACGCTGCAATACTTGTCCATTTCCTCAACCAGCTTCCGGTATCGGTTTTCGAGCGTATCGCTGACCTGTGCCCCGTTGATACTGATTTTGCCGCCTGCCATACGGTTCTTCGGGTTACATGAATACACCCATTCGCAGAACTGTTTCCAGTGGTACGGTGTCTTCTTTCCAAGCGCATAGGCAAGGTTCATGCCGTCATCGTCCGGTGTACGGAATTCAAAGAACATCGTCCATTTGGGAACAAGGCTTTCCGTTGACAGTTCCGCACCGTACAAGCCTTTCACCCACTTGCTGTGCGTCGACTGCATGGTCATGAAGTTGTCGATATCATCGAAGATGCACATACCTTCATAATCAAGCATTTCAACACATTCAACCGGATTCAGGACACGTCCGGTAACGACCGTTTTCTTGCCGTTGAAAGAGATTGTTCCGGTAGTGTTCTTCCATGCCCCGTCGACGTATTCCATGAACTTGTACGAAGCGTCCGTCGATTTGGAAAGCATGTAGATCGTATCCTGATCGTAGTCGTCAGCATGGGACATGAAATAGGATTCCGTCACGTCCGGAAGGTCGGTGAAGTCGCCATAACTTAAACAGTCGGCATTGTAGCCGGGAACATCCTTGAAGCCGAAAGTCGGTGGATTTCCCTTGTCAATGTTCCAGTCACCGCGACACCAAAAGTACGCGTCATTGATATTTCCGGTATCCGACTTGAAGACAAGCACACTGTTACCGTCAATACTTGTACGCAAGTCCAGCGTGTTGTTTTCATCCGCATAGTACGCGTTCTGCGCTGGGGTCATATATTCCTCGCCCAAAGCCTTCTGCATATCGTTATTGATACGGGAAATCGGGGTGTTTACCTTGTCGGGTGATGCATAGTTGACCTTCAGACAAACCTTGTCGAATGGAATAGTCTCACCACGCAAAATGATTTTCTTGTTTGCAATCGCGTCGAGCAAAGCCTGCGGAGCCCGTTCCGGATACATTGCGCGGATAGTTGCCTTTTTCAGCTTGTATTTCCGGTTTTTATAGGTCGGATAGAAGGCGGATGTCGTTCCCTGATTGGTCGTTTCCACGTTCTCGATAATAAGGCTCATACCTTTGTCCTTGCAGAACAGGTACAGGTCTGTATATATCTTGGTGGACGTATCCGTTACGTTGTCAAGCGTTTCAAGTTTATAATCCCCGTGCGGCATTTCCACCAGACAGTCACACATTTCAAGTGCTTTGTTCAGGTCGATTTTATTGTCGGTTAGGATATCGTTCTTTTTGTTCAAAGCGATCATTTCGTCCGTATCGGACTTGCCGATTACAAACTCGTCATTGATCTGTTCGTCCGCCATTTCCTTTTCCCAAGAGAGCAAGCGGTACATGTACAGTTCCCCGGCTGTTCCGGAGAAGCTGATTTGTTCGGACTGTTTGATCGCGCTTTGTCCTGCCGTATATTTGGATGCGCCAATCAGGTCACCGTCACAATATAGCTTGATATAGCCTTTGCCGTCCTCTTCCGCATTTGCCTTTTCAATGACAAAGGCAAACTCGTAGATGTCGCCCGGCTTGAAATACCGTTCAATCAGTTCAGTTCCGAGTGCTTTGAAGTACACGCATTTTGAAGTGATACGCCACCCGATTTGGTTTGCTTCGTCCCAGCATGACACAACGTTCGCGTCAGGATCGGCAGCGTTCTGCGTTTTTATCTTGATGATGGTAGTCGATCCGGTCTGCTCAATATTGGTACGGTTATAGGGACGATAAGTACACAATGCGGTGGCATCATCCGAAACCTTGAACGCTTTTCCTTCGGTCTTGTCAGCGACAAAGGCATTCGTGGAATAGTTGAATCCGGTCTGCTTCATTTCATAAAGTCCGTACAGCCATGACTTGTCCTGATCCGAATTGTCCTTGTCTGCCGGATTGAAACAAATCATATAGCTGGAGTCACCATTGATGTCTATGACGGAACTGTTAACGGAGTACTCGATCGTATTGCTTTCTCCGGCTCCGCATTTGCCGTAAATACCCAGCACGTTTCTGATATTGTCCGCAATCGTAAAACCGTCGACACGGGTGGACAGGTTGAATGTACTGTTACGTCCTACTGATACGGTAGTCAGCACCGTATCGGTTTCACTGTTGTCTCCGGTAGAGGTATTGGTAACTTTCGCGACCTTGTGTATTTCGACATGGGCATCGGTAGCGACATGGCTGGGATCATAGCACGCCACTTCGATGTTCAGGTTTGCATACTTCCTGACTGACCATGCCGTTTCCGTTTCTTCGGAATGCGCAAGCGCCACGACAGGCATAAGACTTGACGGGTTGACAATCATCACATCAAAGAACTGGTAGTTCGACCATACGCCCGATTCCACGTCCTGTGCGACAATCCTGACAGTATATGCACCATGTTTCAGTCCCAAAGACGAAACGTTGATTTGCAAGTCCTGTGAGCGTGTGGAAGCCACGCTGGTTTGTGAGATCAGCTTCCATTCGTCGCCTATTTTGATATGTGCCGTAACGGTTGACTTATTGGCGGAGGACAGTTTGAACACGTCCGTCATGGTGATGAGTCCCGAACCTTCCTGCAATGTTTTGTACAAAGCCCATACACGGGAAAGTTTCAGGTTTACAGCCGTGACGCTGATTGTCTTCTGCGCGGTGTTTCCCCCGTCATCGGTGGCAACGACCACAAACTTGCGGTTCATCGCTTCGCTGAAATAGCTTTTAACGGGAATCACAAAAGTGTAGTCCGTATCTGACGGGGAACTTTCCCGGTTCACGTTGAACGTTTCAAGCGTTTCCCCCGTTGATTTGTCTTTCAGTTGCAGGGTTTCGATATTGTTGTATGAAACCATTTCACCCGATCCGGTACGTGACAGGATTGCAAGCCTGATTGTCAGGTCGTCAGTTCCGAGTGCGGCATACAGGGAGGTCTTTTGCGGATAGATATACACGATTGTCCCGGCAACGTCCCCACCGCCACCAGTTCCGACTGCAAAGGTGAAACCGTCGCCCAGCGGAAACCCTTCCGCGTTCTTCATGTACACACGCACCGTTCCGTCTTCCGCCTGTTCGCCATCCACGTCGACGGGCATGGCATCATAGACCGCACCACCTGCTACCGGGTTCACGCTGTCCTTGATGATTTCGGAATCGGTTTCGACTGTTCCCCCAGCGGCAGAACCGAAGTCGTTCCATGCCGCCAAGTCATTATAATCGGCACGGGACGCGCACAACTGTTTGGACTCGAATGTTTCCTTTCCGGTGCGGTAGATGATAACCACACCGGGTTTGATGCATTCCGTTTCATTTGCTGTCTCGTAAGCTGTCAGGGCATTGATAGCCGTTTGAAGAATATAGTATCCGTTTGATAATGGTGCAATTTCATCGATCAGTAGCACTGCGCCTTTGCCCGTCATGTCGCCACCAGCACCACCGAAGTCCGTCCAGTTCGCTTCTGTGGCAAAGCCTTCAAGGGATGATCCGGCAAACTGTTTGGATTCCCATTCACCTTCAGCAATTTTATAAGTCAATACGATACCCGGTTTGCGATAAGTGACATTATCCGCATTCTCCCTTTCCGTAATTGCGGCAATGGCTGCGGACAAGGAATAGACAGAGCCGCCACATATTTCGTTGACATTGATAACGGACAGGGCTTTGTTAGCCAGCGACAATGCTGAAGACGCGGTAGCCTGTGCGTCTTCAGCCGATTTCTTTGCCGCTTTTGCAGCCAAGTCCGCAGACGCGGCTAACTGCATCGCGTCGGAGTCGGCAGAAAGCAAAGCCCCGGCAAAGTAGATGTAGGTCTTGTTGCCGAACAGGTATATTTTATTCTCGTGCGGGTGTGTGCGGTCGGTATTCATATAGGCATCAACACCTTTCCAGCTTGGATAATACTTGTTGTCAACGAAGCAGGCAAATTTACCCAGACTGGCGAGAAATACAATTTTACCGTCTTCAGTAGGCGCACTGGACTGCTCCAACACAATGGAAGAGTCGGTTACTATTTCGTCGAAGCGTTCTGTTGAGTGATGTACGAAATCTACCATTAAGGAAGACACGCCCCGTGATATACCGTCGGCATCGTCAGAAAGGCTTTTAAGTTTACCCCATACTGTCCCGTCTTCGCTTTCCGATTCCGCTTCCGTGCCGATATTATCGGACAGCTTTCCGATATTTTCATTCGCTTTTTTAGCGGATTCCGCGGCTTCGTTGGCTTTATTTTGTGCAGCATCAGCCGTATTCTTTGCCGTTTCTACATCTTCTTTTTTTGCATATACGGAAAGGTTGCCTGTCGTTGAGACAAGTTTCCACCCCGGATTTTGAAAGGCGTAGATGTTACCATTGTCGACTGCATCGGGGGTGTTCTCGTCATACACCGTCACGATCTGACCGAATTTCAACGGCTTTCCGTCAGAACCGACCGGGGAAGTACTGTCCGCGTTCATCTCCGCGACGGTGGTGTATGTGTTACGAATCCCCAACCCGATCAGGTTTTTCTCCGCTTCGTTGATGACATCCAGCGTTTCATCAATCAAGCCGCCCACTTCTTCAGGTGATATGGATAAGGAATCTTTCTTTGCCGAAAGTTCCTGTGCCCGTCTTTTTAATTCGTATATTGTTGCCATTATCAGTTAAATCTTTAATGTATCCTCGATTAAAATAGTACTTGCAGGCATTTGGACAAGTGGGCTGCCATCTGCTGAAGCTATATAACAGTTGCCGTTATCGAATGTGAGTTGAACAATCATTGATTGTGGATTATCCCATGAATCTGCATACGACATCGATAGACTGAACACTCCGGAAATATTCTTTACAGACGAATCAAATGTACATAATCTCCGTTTGCCGTTCACTTCAGGAGCTATCATGGGAGTTCCTGTATTGGCAGCAGCCAAGATATTAAAATAGACAGTTTCATTGCCCGTCTGTTTTGCCCGGTATATGATTTCTGCTTTTCCGGAAACGACTTCACTTAGGGATAACTGGGCTTTCATGTCCTTTTCTATTATGGTCTTGTCCAAATAATCTGTGACAATAGCCAATATTTTGTTCCTGAATGTTACTACATCATTTCTGCCTACATACATATCTGACTTTGTATATGTTGTTGACAGTTTTACATACCTGCGCTCATATACTTGCGCTTCAGAATTGTCCGCAAATATTTCATTTTGAAATTTTTCCTGAACAACCACCCAGTATACTGGTTGTGATGTAGGCACAGTAAGAATATCCGGTTTTATCGGATAAACTTCATCACCTATCACGATATATCCATTTCCGACAATAGTATACACTGTATTGGAACCAAGGATTTCCGTGCTGACCGGATCGCTTAACAGAATATGTTTCTCTCCCAGTTTCATCCCGGAACAAATGGCTTTCAATACGTCTGCTGTGGATTCTTGCATAAATTCCAAATCATCCAAATAAAATGGCTGTCCGCCTTCTTTAAATAACAGTTTATTCATATTCGTATATTTTAAGGACGTAGGTTCGTCCGGCTGGTTTATAATAGTCAATCAAGTTTTTAATCTCATTCTCATACGTTGACAGGAACGACGGTATGTTCACCATGTAATTTCCCGAATAGTTCCCTTCACCGCGCTGCTGGATGTGTTTCTTTCCCACTCCTTCACCCCGTTTATACAGGTAGGACGGGATTTGCTCTTCCCTGCGGTGATACAGGTACGATTCTTTTCCCGCAATATCAGTGATGTATATTTCCCTGTTTTTCAAGAAAAACCTGTCGTTCAGCACTTTCTCGATATATATCACCTGACCGTTTATATTCAGCTTGTTGATAGCCTGTTTACGGTAGCTTTTAAACAGGGTGTAAATGAAGATTAAAGGGAGAAGGAAGATGGATATGATTGCAAATATCTTCCTTTTCCTTAATGACGGACGAAGCACATACTGCGCGTATTTGATAATGTCAAAATCATACCACATAAGTCAGGGAGGTTTCAAGGCTGTTCAGGATGAAGCACCCGGCTACAGCCGTATAGTTATTATTTTTAATTACATTGTATTCCGTAGCTGATGACGCTTTCGCGGCACATTCTCCAAGTTCGACGTCCAGTACGCCTTCAACCCTCTGTATCGCGTCAACAAGTTTTGTCTTATTGAATTTACCGCCATACTCGATACCTTTCAGATAATCGTTGATGGCGGCAAGTACTGGTTTACTACCATCCGTCAGGCGGATACCGGAAGCGTTGATAACCATAGGATCGACTTCTATGGTCGCGTTGATACGGATGTCATCTGCCGGAATTGACTGTATCGACAAGATTACCCCGGCAATCTTGATCGAATTCATATAGCTTTTAAATGCCGTCAGAACGTCCCCGGTCAAAGGACAAGGAAGTCCCCCCTCATCTCCGGACACGAGTATCTGAATACTTCCTCCGCGATCTTTGACTGCCACATACTTGACAAGCTGTTTGGTTTTGTCGATAACGGAATACCGGAACTGGTATTTCTCCGGATCATAGACCAGCGGATCACCATACTGGAAAGCCAGCGCACTGCTATGATACCATCGCACGGTCGGTATGATATTGGCGTCAATCCGTTCCTCCACGTCCGATTTGAACTGGTCAAACATTTGCTCTATGACGTGCGCTGTTGCCGCAAAAATGTAAAACAGGGTACTTTCTATTGATACGGGGGAAAACACCGAATCAAAGTCGGCATCACCCGTGATGCCATACAGGTCACGGATAATGCTGTTTGACATATAGGCATCCGTCATTTCTTTCTTTATTTCTGCGATTGTTCTAGCCATTACTTAAATTGTTCGGTAAACTGTTCGGTGAAAATTCTCAATCGTACCGCATTTGAGGCGGTTTCAGAAGTAGCCGGACAAACGGAGTTCCGCTGGCAGTAATCAGCCAGTTCACTGTTATAGACCTTTTCCGGGGTTTCGATTTCCTGTCCGGCTTGTAGGGTGTCCGTTATGCCCATATCGTTCGTCCTGGCAAGCATGAAAGCCGCTTCGATTGTACCATATTCCTGCACGGCTATGTCCAGCAGGGTTTGTCCGGCTTGTACTACAGTTTTCATCTTACATTTTTATAAATAAAAAATACAAATGCAATAAAAAAGGCTGCTATTACGGCTTTTGCCCACGGAGGAATGTACGCGACCTTTTCAACGACCTTTGTATCATTCCTCTCCTGTTTTTCCAGTTGTTCCTTCAGTGTCAGCAGGGTTTCCTGAATTTCCTGTATTTGTACCTGAATCTGTTCATTATAGGTTTCTTTCTCCTGTCTGGTAGACGTTCCCGTCGCTGTCTCCGTAGAGGTCGGGTATTGTTTCCCGGTCGAATCCGGTGGCGAATAGTTCGTCTTTTGCCAGTTGAATTCCATTTGCTGCATCATCTCGATAATTCGTTCAACGTTCTTGTTTACGTCGACCTGCGCTTTGTCCGTAGAAACTTCTTCCTGTTCCGTCTGCTTCTGCTCCGTGTTATCCTGATGGACGGTCGTGTCCGTTTTGGACGATCGGCAGGAGCAGACGGACAGCACCACGATTGTGAGTAAAAAAACGAGTATCTTTTTCATTACGGTCGAACGATTACAGGTGGTAAAAATGAGGTAAATTCACTCTTTACGTCGAAGCAGGGACATTCTTTCATCCACTCGCATTTTTCGACGATGCCGTTCCCGTTCTTGTCCGGACTGGTATCTCGATGCCCGAGGATATCAATAATGTCGTGGCGGTGGCAGATGTCCTGAACGAGCTCGCGCATCGCTTTCTTCTGTGCGTCCGTCCGGGTATCCTTTGCCTTGCCGTTCTTATCCAGTCCGCCCTCATAGCAGATACCGATTGAACATCGGTTATAACTGGTTTTCTCACCGGGAACGATAAAGTTATCATGTGCCCCGATTTCGTTTTCCGCACGCATGGGAATCACGCGACCGTCTTTCCGGATATAATAGTGGTATCCCCATTTTCCAAAGCCACGGGCTACGTGTGAATCATTAATTTGCTTCTCTGTGAAATCTTTGTCCTCGCGTGTTGCAGAACAATGAATGATAATGTATGTAGGTTTATTCATCTTTCTTTTCCTCCTTATTTTCTGTTTCGTCTTCTCCTTGAATGTATTTCTTATACTTGCATTTATACCTGTAATCAACTCCGAAGAGTGCGCCTGCAAAAGTCGAAACTTCGCCATAGGCGACTAAAACCGAGTTGTCAATCTGTCCCGTAGGTACTACCCAAAATCCGCAAAACAGCAGGATCATTCCGGATACGGACAGGAAAACTGCGATCCATAACTGTACGTGTAGTCTTTTCATGATACATACAGGTTATAGAATCAGTCGGAAAACTATCCATACCAGTAATATGACCACATCCGCCAACAATGCCCCGCGTACCGTCGCCCGGATGTCTGCCATATCCGGAACATCGTCTTTCGATTCCTTCCATTTACCAGCCAGCCATGCGGATACAGTTCCCAAAACCATGCCGCCCAATACGCTAGGGAAGCTCACCCCAAACAGGAAAACAGATGCTACCACGCACACGGCTAAAATGAGCATCCCAATCAGTCCGTGAATGATTTTGTCTACTCCGAACTTTTTAATCAGATCGTTACTTGCTTTCATTTTCAATCATTTTAATCGTTAGTAATTTCAATATTTATTTTATCCACCAGCTCCGAATAGTCAATGCCCGCGCGTTTCAGGTGGATTTTCATTTGTTTCTCAATGGCTCTTTTATCAGCCTGTGAACGGATATACCGGATCAGGTTCGCACCCAGCACCGGGTCTTCTTTCAACTCACCCTGATTCAGCTCAAGCACGATTGCCGCATTTTGAATCAGAGTGTCACCGATTACGAACCCGGTCAACCCGTCTTTTCCCTTATGGGGGACAATCCGGATATCACCATCCTTGTCGAGTAATAGTCCTTTCATTGCTTCACCCTTTCGTTTTCAATGTCCCTGACCTGTGTCTCTTTTAGTGATTCCGAAATGTAGGAAGACAACGCCGTTTTCAAAGCCGATCCCCCGTCGTTCGGTACAGGTGTCCATCCTGACAATTTCTGCTTCAATGAATTGATGTCCTTTTCAATCAGGTTCAGCCGTTCCGTCAGTTCCCCGACTTTTACCAGTCCGCCCAATGTCCCGCCATTCAGCACAATTTCGTCCACCTCATCAGCAGAAATCAGGAAGGCGTCAGTCTCCTGTCCCTCGATGATTCCGACCAGACAAGTTGTTCCCGGTTTCGGATAGATACATAATGCCCCCATTCCCAACTGGACATCATAATATTCAAGCTGGTCAATGACCCCGGTCACATCCATTGCCTTGTTTTCTTTATCAACCTTGTCTACCGTTACCCAGCGCAATTGCGCCTGTCTAGCCCCTTCGCGCCATTTTTCAAGCGCATCACGTAACTGTTCATCCGTAGTCATTCCGCACGTCCTCCCAACTCTAATTTTTGCCTGTATGTAGCATCGTCACTGAAATCCTTTGTCACCTTCTCAACGTAATAGTATCCGTTCATTTCCGGAGTTATTTCACTCTTCAGGTCAATCGTTATACCGTGACGGACGACAGGTATCCCGAACAGTTCGACGCCCCCGCGGTACTTCTGCTTTTTAAGGCTTTCATAGAAATCTCTGGCGAACTTCTTCAGGTCTTCGACCTTGACGGACTTTCCTTTTTCATTGTAAGTCAGGTTATAGACCTCACTTCCTTCCGTTCCGGCTTTTGCTTCCAGTTTCTTGCCGCCAGCACCGATGCTGACAACCTTGACCTGAAATTCACCGTTGGTTTCGTTCAGGTTCTGACTGACGGCATTTTTTTCCAGTACGATTTTCACCTTTTCGGTGTCGACCTTTTCGGAATAGACATTTCCGCAATACAGGACTTTACCGATGAAATAGCAGTGGAGGTTGGTTTTCTTCCGGATGTCGTTCAGGATTTCCGCGACCGTTCTGGAAGAATACCGTACCGCACCAAGTTCAGCATCATAGTTCGTTTTCACCTCATAGCCTTTGGCAACGTCTGCAAGCAGTTTCTTCAGTGTGACATTCTTTGCGGAATAGGACACTGTTTTTCTTTTCAGGTTATACATTTCGTCCTCGCACCGGATCGTCACTGGAACACCCCAGCCGATCAGCGATATATATCCTTCAAATTCCGTGTACAGGTTGGAATCATATCCGAGTTCAATCTTCACCTGATCCCCGGCAGACAGCAGTTCCTTCAGGTCTTTTCCGGCAAAGTATTTGATACGCCTGGGAAGGACTATTTCTGCAGAGTCTGTCAGCATCTTCCATGAACTTTCGATGTGAACCGACGAAATCGTATAGATGACCAGTTCCTCGCGTCTCTTGTTTGCCGGGAATGTGATCCGGCTGCACATCATATAGCTCATAGTGTCAGTTCATAAGGGTTATCACTCGTTGCTTCTATCGTGAACGGAACTACGCTGCTATTTCCCTGAATCGGATTGAACGAAATGTTATCAATGACAATGGAGTAAATTTCCTTGTTGTTGAAGATGCTTCCCGTAACTCCGACCGCTTCCGTCACTTTGCGGAACTTGCAGAGCGCGTTCACTTGTTCGGCAACCGTCTTATAACCTTCCCGGCTTTTGTCTGCTATGCAGAATCCCCGAATATTGATTTTCCAGTCGTCGAGCCCGTAGACTTCCTTTACAGTTCCGTGAACACCCAATACCTTCGTTTTTGAACAGTTCATCGAGCGCGAAAAGTCCACGATCGTTGCATACGGCATCGGAAAACTAGCCATATTCATCGTGCCGCGTGACCCGTCCGGATTATAGGTGCTGTATTGCTTGTTACCGTCAAGGGTAAACGTCCCGATGACCGGAGTCCCCATCCAGCTGTATGCTTCGGCTTCGGCATCCGGAATCGTTGTCACTCCGATGTATTTCCCCGGATCGTAATCCTGCAGGGTTCGTCCCCACGGAAGATAAATCGGGGATGAAATCCCGAAGACCTCCGTGAACAATGCACCAATATTTAACGCTGTATTTCCTGTCATAACTTTATCCTATTGCTGGTACTGTATCGGTTATCACCGCTAAAATTTCCCGTTTGACCTTATCCGCAACATCGCGCATGTCCGCACCTGCCGCAACCCTGAAATGATTGTTGAATGTCACGTTCATGGTGATATTCCTTACGCTGCTTCCGCCTTTTCCGCCAAGTCCCACATCTTTCCCGGAAGTTCCTCCGGTTGCGGTTACAGCGGTCGGTTTGTTGACTGCCGCTGGTGCGGTGTCCAGTTGGAACTTGTCAAGTCCGGGGACTTTGTCTTTGTTCCGCCAGCTTTCACGTCCTTTTTCCTTGCCTTCTTCCCATGCCCGACCGACTGCCACAGCGTTGTCAAACACTTCTTTCTTTACCCGTTCAAATACGTCGTTGATGCTCCAGTCATCCCTGAACCAGTTAACCGGATTCAGGATTTCAATGATTCCCATTTGGATGGTATGAATCGTTTTGAAAAAGGAAAGAAAGCCAGTTTTAAGGACTTCCCACAGCCCGAACAGGAACACACGGACTCCTTCAAACTTGTTATAAAGGAAAGCCACGAAAGCGATGACAGCCGTTATGATTGCAACGATCCAGCCGATGACAGGGATACCCATGATAGCGACGGAAATCAGCCGGCTACCCACGATTGTAGACAATGCCATTTTAGCCATCGACGCAATCCAAACCCCGGCAATCTTTGTTATTCCAAGTGACATGATCTGCGAAATAGACCATGCGACAGTTCCGAGCGTGACAAGCGCGCCTACAAAGATTCCCACAACTTCAATGGCAGGGGCAATCGGTTCTACAAATTCAAAGAAACTGATCTTCAGGTCGTCGATAAACGCTTGCATACGTTTCTGCTTTTCGGCATAAGTATCCATTTGTTTATTTGCCATGTCGACCGCAGAAGTAGAACCCTGTATCGCTTCCGTCCATGTGTCAATTTGGTCTACACCCTCAATCAAAGCCATCGCTGAAGCAAGGTTTTCACTTCCGAACAACGCGGACATGATTGTAGCGTTGTGCATGACCGGAGTCAGGGCACGCAGTCGGTCAGTCAGTGAAAGGGACTGGTTTTGCATCGTTTTTATATTGACCCCGGCAGCTTTCAGTTGCTTGATCGCGTCCGTAGTCGGAGCCTGCAATTTGACTATCGTGTTACGCAAAGCGATACCGCCTTCTGAACCCTTTTTCCCCGATTTGTCAAGCAACTGGATCAGGGAGTTTGTTTCGGCAAATTCAACCCCGAATGTTTTTGCAACACTACCCGTTTGTTTCAATGCTTCCGCGACCTCCCTGATTTCGGCAGACCCTTCGACAGTTCCTGCCGCCATGATGTTCATATAGTCCGTCATAGTTTGTGCGGCTTTCATCGGATCATCAAGGGAAACCTTATACTGGTTCATGGCGGTGGACATGGCTGCAGACGCTCCGGGGACATCATTTTGCATTGTTTTACTAAGTGTCATTACATTATTCGACATGATTTCGAGCGCGTCCGGTGCTTTTTTCAGTTCCGGAGTAATCTTTGAAAGCAAGTCCTTATAAACGACCATAGCATTTGACGCATCGACACCGAACGCTTTTGCCGTGTTACGGGCTTTGGTGGCGAGAACGTCCAGTTCCTTCCCCTCCATGTTGGTGATACCGGACATTTCGGCAACGGCAGTTTCAAACCGGATGCCCGGTTCGATGGCGTCGTTAAAGGAATCACGGATATTGTCAACACCTTCCTTCAGCTGGTTGAGAAAGAACATTCCCTTTCCCAGCCCTTCCAGTTTTCCGGCTGTTTTTCCCGATGTCTCCCCAAGACGTTCAACCACTTCCTCCGTGTCGTCGATCACCCGTGTAGCTTCTTCGGCTGCATCGGTTGCCGCATGTAGCGGAGACGTGATCCTGTCAACCAGTTCCAATATCCATTGAGTCACTTGCATTGTCTTTTGAGAATAATCGGTTTACAACTTTAGCGAATGCATTGTGCATTACTATTTCAAATTCTTCCAACTCCGTTTTCCGCAACATGCGGTATTCGGCATAGAGCCGGAGCCATTCATCTTCGTCCAGTTTGTCCGGGATGTCAAAGCCATATACTTTTTTCAGGATGGCATCTATTCCCTCGACAAGACCGAACGCTGATGAATATTCCTCTATGCTTTGCTGATAAAAGCCGCCTGTCCGGCGATCAGTTGTCCGATGGCGGTCAGGACTGAAGTATAGACGGTAGAATCTTCCAACGCCTCCATATTGCCAGCCGCCACGCAGTTCCGGATCAGGATGTCATTTGCTTCTTCAAGATCATCCTTTTTCTTTGCCATAGCCAGCAGGATGTTTTTTTTCGGGCGGACGATCAGGTAGTCGTAACGTTCATCCTCGTCCACCTGTACGGTGACATGCTTCAGGCGTTTTCCGTATTTCAGTTTCAGTTCCGTATGCTCTTCCTCTGTGAAATCGACAATCAAAGCCTTTTCCTCCGTTGTCAGTTCCTCGTAAGGCTTTCCAGCCTTGATTTTCATTTCTTCTTCTTTCATTTTAAAAGTCTTTTAAACGGTTATTAAACTACATTGCCACATTCCAGTCGATATGGCTGGGAAGAAGGGTGAATTGTGTGGCAATGCTTTTATCACCCTGTTTAACGTCCACGCCATTGTCCGTGAATTCGACGTTCCGGATTACGTCCTTCATGACAAGCCCTTTATACTCATACATGACCGGAATGTCGAACGGCTCGATATCCGTGAGACGCTTTCCCGAACCTAGTGCCAGTTGCAAGGCGTTCACTTCTTCTTTCAGAAGGGTGATCGATGCTTCAGCCTTGTAATTCCCCTCACCGCGACCGACAGGAAATTCACCGGCACCGTAGATGTTGTCTTTCTCTTTGCTGTCTTTGTAGGAAAGGGCTGTGATACCCTCTACCTGACGACCGAGCATGACAACCTTGACGCTGTTCCATCCGGCTATTTTTCCGAACTTGTTGATTAATGTTCCTAACAATGCCATATTTTCAGATTTTATTTGTGAAACCCAAGTCAATCTCAAACTCATGTACAATACCGTCTGCAACCAGTTTTACCTTGATATTGAAAGGCTTGTCGCTGACAGCCATCTGTTTGGGATTGATATAAATGTCGAAGTCTGCAATATCCTCCGAAGTTACCATAGTTTCCAGTGCGGATTTGACAAGCGCGTCCCAACTGCTGATCGTGGTATTACTGATATATCCGGTTGACGGGTCAGCTTTCACCTTACTTCTCACACGCGGTAACAAGGTATTGCGGATAATACGTGCCGCCTTGTTCCAAACAGCGTTATATTCAATATATGCATAGTCGCTGTCCGCTTCCGTACACGTACATGAATTGCTGAAAAAGAATCCGGCATACCCTTGAAAGCTGCCGACGAAGATATACCCTTGTTCAGTCAGTTTTTTCTGGTCGGATACGCTCAACTGTGAGAAGGGTTTGCCATTGCTCAAGGCTGCATCCAGCCAAAGCCCGTTCAGTTTGTCAGTCAATGGATAGTCCTTTGTCCCCTTTGCCGTCCGTGGGTGGTTTTCAATATCAACACTGCCCATATTTTCATGTACATAGCGGACAGACAGCATTCCGAGTGCGCTTCCCACGGCAGCGTGTGTCCGGTATGCTTCATCCTTTGCCGCCCGTGCCGGGTCTTGTGCAATCACGACAGAGACGTTTTCAGCATCCAACTTCCGGAGGTCGACAGCATCGGCAATGGCATTGATATACTTTCCGACACCTTCCAATATTACCGCATCGATATACAGGTGGTCTTCCCTGAATTTATTGACCATCTTCTGTGCCTCTTGTATGGCTACAGTGATTGTTTCGTCCGCAGTCAGTGAGCAGATACCAATGGTGTTTACTCCGTTGATGGTACGTACCGCATTGACGAAATCTTCTTTCGTCAGCAGGCTTGACACTTTTTCAGACTTCGGAACCAGCATAAGATACAGCGAACGTTCCGGAGACAGGCGGAAGACTTCGCTGGTATGGTAATGCACCAGTTCCTTGTTTTCAAGATCAATGGTATCATCCCAACCAAGTGCTTCCAAATCGGTAATGTCGTTGAGGTTTTCCGGCTTGTAATATTCAAGTTTTCCGATCTCCGATCCACCGACCACGAGCAAGATGATGCGGTCACTGGTATCGGTATCCCGTACCAGCCCGCCATTAACTTTGTTGATGATTACTCCTGTAAAATTTCCCATAAAATAATTCGTTATACGGATTTACCTGATAAAATTGCACCAACACCGAAATCTTCAATACGGTCTACAATACCGTAGGTTTGGGTACGATATTCGGATGTAGGACTCTTGCTGCGTGTATCGGTCGTTTCCGGACGATACAGGGATTTCACGGATTCGATGTGGTAATACGTATTCGGAGCATAGAAGAACGTGCTTGCCTGAAAGTCCGTTTCGGCAGACGGTTTTGTGCCTTCCGCCACCTTCTTGGCTGTTTCCGCATTATAGAACGGGCAGTCGTTATTCTCAAAGAACTTGATACCCATGAAGCCTTTCGGTTTTCCGGTTGCCGGATCAAGGTAGAAAGTACGGTCATAGAAGTACTTGGACGCATCCTTATCCAGCAACAAGTCACCCATGTGCAGGGGGGAAAGCACCATGTACAGGGCATCGGTAACGGGAAGGTTCCACGTCTTTGCGAGCGTTGCAAAATCGACCAGATCCTTATAAGACAGTCTCAAACGACCATTAATATCTTTCTCACCCGTTGTCCGGATAACAGGCATTTCTTCGTTTGAATCATCCTCCGGAGCCAGTTTGTGCAGCACATGGTTGCGGATACCGACCTGAAAGGCTTCATTGTGCTTCACACGGATAGCAGCGCGCTTGTCAAAAGCGAGATAACGGATTTCGTCATCCGTACAGGAACTGGGTTCCGTATCGTAGATTTCCCACGGTACGATATAATTCTTTCCGGTCATTTGCTTCGGTTCAAAATCTTCCGTGTTATTTACGCGAAAACCGACATTGTTAATCAGTTTGTTTCTGCGTACACCGTCCGCAGCCAAAGCTCCGGCAGGAACAGAGCCTAAGACCTGCATGAAGTCCGCCCTGTAATTGCGACGTTCGATCAACAGTTGGGGATCGACGTACTTGTTCAAATAAAGACCGTCTACTGATTGTGCCATATTCTTTTTTTTAAATGGTTAGTATTTTATTTTCCGTTACGCTTTATGTAGTCATTCAAAAGACGTTCGTATTCAGCCGGATTCTTCTCCATGATATTTTTCAAAGCCTCCGGATCGTTTTGAAGGTCTTCGAACTTTTTGTTTGTGGTATCCGTCAGACTGGGAGCATGAACTTCCGGCATTTCCACAGGCTTGATAGCGTCGAGCAGCTTCTTTGCGGTATCGAAATTGCTGGTCAGGTTCGCCTTCCAGTCGTCACGAACGTCGGCTGTGATTCTTTTTTCCTTGATCGCACTGTTCAGGATGTTTTCGATTTCCTGTTCCTTGCGTGCCTCCTCCTGTCTTTCGAGCATGTCGACGCGGTCTGCCTTACGCTTCCACACGTCTACCTGTGCGATGAATTGTGCTTCCGTGGTACTTGCGTCCATTCCGAAGCGGGTAGTCAACATTGTTAAATCCATGTCATTTTTTGATTTTTCGTTATTAATAGAGTCAGTAATCTCAATTTCACCTGTGTAACCGCAGTTGGTAATCATTTGTGCCGTAGCCTTATCGACTTTTGCCTTGCCTGTAACTTCCGTCACAAAGCCGTTTTCCTTCGCTTCCTGCGCGCTCATCCAGTAGTCGCCCTTCTCCCAGGCGTCCCGGATTTTCTTCTTGTCCGTACACTTTGACAGGAAGGCATTCAGATAGTGCTCATTCAGTTTACGCATGACCTCCAAAGCCGATTCAATATCAGCGACTCTCCCGCATGCCCCTCCGCTGACCTGATGGATCATGAAAAGCCCGTTGGCAGGCATGGAGAACGATGTGCAGTTGATAGCGATGTAGGTTGCCGCACTGGCTACCAGCGCACCGCCTTCACCCGTAATTTTGCCGGGAAACTTCTTGATCACGTTCACGATCTCGTTGGCTTCGAAGCATTCGCCACCGGGAGAGTTGATATAGATATGCACATCCTTGATTCCTGATCTTATCAGTTGCTCAACTTTGGAAGTGAATTCCGCTTCCGTCTCCCTCCATTTTGATATTGTGCCTTTGAGTTCAATCCGGGCACGTCCGTTTTCCGCTGTTGCAGTCAGATTCATTTTCGCGATATTTAAAATTTCATGCTGCAAAATTGGAAAAGGAAAGGCGGGTACGGAAAAAGCGTTTTCATCTTGGAAAAAAAACAGTGTTAACAAGGACGTATTTTTTCCAACTTGGAAAGAATACGTTCCAACATGAAAAGCTGTTTTCCACAGGTGGTGTTGAAATATGACCTTTGCTGCGTAAACGAAAGGAAGCGATATGCCAAGCAAAGAATACTACCGTAAATTGAAGAAGGAAGCGCACGACCTTTATGTACGTGAAGGAATGACGTGCAAGGAGATTTCCACACGAATAAACGTGTCGGAAAGGTCTGTTTCAAGCTGGATTAATGAGAATGACGCACTTTGGAAAAAAGAGCGTCAGGCATCTGTTATTTCGTCACAAAAACAGGGTGACAACCTGAAACAGATTATCAACATTCTTGCAGACCAAAAACTGGAGCTGCTGCGCATGATTGACGAAGCCATTACCGAAGGTGATAGTGACAAGGTGCTCGAACTACGAAAACAGGCGGCTACGCTTGATAACAGTGTGGCGCAATGGGGAAACCAGCTCAAGGAGGTGGACAAAAAGAACCGGATTACGCTGGCTATTTACATTGATGTCATGAGCCGTATATTCGATGCGATGAAGGTGTACAATGCAGACCTTTATTTTAAAACACTGGACTTTCAGGAGAACCACCTTTACGAAGCCGCAAAAATGTTGGGATAATGAAAGTCGAAGATAGCAAAGCCCTCAAAGAGTATCAGGAGAAGTTAAAACGTGCACGGTGCACAGGCAACCTGATTGATCCGGACGAATCTCTGACAGTTCGGATGAACCGCATACAGCGTGCCAAAAATGACGTCAAATACCTTGTTGAAACTTATCTTCCGCATTATGCGACAGCGGATTGTGCGGACTTTCAGATCGCTCATGCCAATAAGGTGATGAACGATCCGATTTACAAGGGATATGCCGAATGGGGACGCGGACTTGCAAAGTCGGTGTGGAACGATGTGATTATTCCCCTATGGTTATGGATTAACGGTGAGACGCATTATATGTGTATCGTTTCCGATACGTTTGACCGCGCTTGTGACCTGCTGGAAGATTTGCGTGCGGAATTCGAGGCAAACGAACTTTTGAAACACGACTTTGGCGAGCAGTATAATCCGGGATATTGGGAAAAGGGAAACTTTGTAACGATGAACGGCTTTATTTGCAAGGCGTTCGGTGCGAAGCAAAAGGTTCGCGGACTTCGTAAAGGTGCGCACCGTCCGGATTTGTGGGTGATCGACGACTTGGAGACACCGCAGACTATCAAAAATAACCGGATGCAGGATGATTATGCGGACTGGATCGAAGCGGACATACTGGCAACCATGACGGGAAAGCGCAGACGTCTGATAGGTGCTAACAACCGTTTTGCATCCCGGATGGTTCAGACATTGTTAAAACAACGGCATCCTGATTGGGATTGGAACTTGGTGAAGGCTTATGATCCGGTAACGTATGAACCAGCGTGGAAATCGATGTATTCCGCCCAGTTCTATCGTCAACAGGAAAAAGACATGGGTATTCTCGCGGCACACGCGGAGTATAACCATGTCCCGCTTGTCAAAGGTAGAATATTCAAGCCCGAAATGGTGAAGTGGGGAAAACTCCCAGACTTGCACACGATGAATGCGATTGTAGCACATTGGGACATTGCGTATGCCGGGACAGATACAAGTGACTTTAACGCATGTAAGATTTGGGGACGGCACAGGAATGAATTTTGGCTGATTGATGGTTTTGTTAAACAGTCAAAAATGAAACTATGTGTACAGTGGATGTGCATGAAGCAGGCGGAATTTAAGGCGCGGGGCATTATCTGTTTTTGGCAATATGAGAGTCAATTCTGGAATGATGAAGTTAAACGGAACATTGAGGAAGCTGAAGCGGAAACGGGGGTGGAGCTTAATTTGGTTCCAATACAAACTCCCAAAACGATGACCAAGTTGCTTCGTATGCTTTCCATGCACCCGTATTATCAGAACGGTCGTATGTATGTCAATGAACTGCTAAAGTCAAACCCTGACATTGCTGTCGGCTTAAAGCAATTGTATGCGGTTGAACCGGGTATGACAGAACATGACGACAGTCCGGATGCCGATGAACAGGCGGTGAAGAAACTTGAAATATACACTGATCCCCCACAATCAGAGGATGAACCCGCGTCACGACCGTGGAAAGCGGGAAGATATAAACGTAAATACACTTGGTAACTATGAAGTACATCAACATGGATGATCTGACAACCATCATACAGAATCGGTTGCTGATCGAAAGTATAGAGAAAGAAGAAGAGATACTGGCAGGGATTGAAGACCTTGTCATAAGTGAAGTGTGCGCCTATATCGGTGGTCGTTACGACGTGGGGAAAATATTTGGTGATCCTCCGATCCGGACAGGGTTGTTGGTACGTGTGGTCGCATGTATCACAGCCTGTCGTGCTGTCAGCCGGAATGCAACCCGTAAAGTTCCGGATTCCTTGTCGGGCTTGAACGATTGGGCGGACGGCATACTTGTCAAACTGCGCGACGGGATCATGACCTTGCCACAGGATATTCCCCCGGTAACGGATGAAGACGGGAACGCGCAATATCCCATATTATACGGGCACACGCGCAATGGTGGATGGTTTCTTTAAATAGTTTTTAAATCGCTTTTAAAAGGTATGTTATGTACAAAAAATTAAGAGAAATATTCAACTGGTTTCAACAGAAGGCTATTCGTCGGATGAACCTGAAGAATGTACTCAATGAGTATTATTATCGAATGGACAGCAGTGGGTTGCCAACGTCAGGAACAATGTATAAAAGGCAGGCTGTTGTTTATCGGGAAAAGACCATTGACGACTGGATCATGTCAGTGACCGCAGCTACCGATCCGGATGATCCCAGGCGTGGTTTATTATACCGCTTTTTTCAGTCGTTATATAACGATGAACATTTGCAGACGACCATTGACAATCGCGTCTTACCTGTGCAACAGGCAAAATATAACCTTGTGGATGATAATGACAATGAAGATGAGGAAGCAAAAAAATTACTGGATCGTCCATGGTTTCACCAGCTTATCAGAATCTGTTTTCTGCATCAGTTACAGGGGGTATCACTTGCCGATCTTTCCCACCTTGATGATAATTTGGAAATTAGCCATGTCGAAGAAATTCCCATGTCAAATTACATTCCACAACAACAAATCATCATCAGGGAGGAATCAGACCAGACTGGATGGTCGTACAAAGACGGTGCGCTTGAACCGTACTATGTACAATTCGGGAATCCGTGGTCGCTGGGGATGCTCAACGAACTGGCGGTCATCATTCTTGCCAAGAAATTAGGATTGGGGGCATGGATGAATTATATCGAAAAATATGGTGTTCCGCCCGTCTTTGTTACTTCAGACAGAATGGATAAAAAGCGGATGGACGAATTATTCGAAATGATGACGGACTTCAGGAATAATTTCTTTGCTGTGCTGCAAGGAAACGAAACGGTCGAGTATGGGAAAGAAGCCGGGGGAAACACAACCAATGCTTTTTTACCGTTAGAGGAACGATGTGACAACCAGATCAGTAAACGTTTGCTGGGTCAGACGGGAACAACTGAAAACGGTGCGTGGGAAGGTACGGCAGAAGTACATGAACGTGTTGAAAAATCGCGGCACGAATATGATAAAATGTTGTTCCAGTTTTATTTCAATTACATTATCATTCCCAAACTGGTAAAGATCAGCCCGGTATACAAACCGCTTGAAAGGCTGAAACTGAAGTGGGACGACACGGAAAGTTTGTCTATCACGGAATACATCGAAGCAATCAACAAGCTGGCTTATACCTTTGAGTTTGACCATGAAGAAGTTGCTAAAAAAACAGGTTTGCCGATCATTGGTCAAAAGAAAAATCCCGGTGGTGAGCAGCAGGGAGGAACATTGCCGAATCAGCCCCAAACAGACCCTCAAAAAAAAAAGACCGAACCGGACGATGAAACGGTAACGTCGCCTGTCATGGAAGCCGGGGAGTATGATTTCAGCAGTATCATCGGAAGAGTGATGAAACAGGTTTACGAACGTAAAGTTAAGACAGGGAATATTGACGGGGAATTATTCAGAAAGACATACGAGGAACTGAATAAGAAGGCGGCTGAAGGATGGGGAGAAGACGACTATAATGATCCGGAACAGGCGGAAGAACCTCAACGGATACGTGACAACTTGTTCAAATTCTCCGGAGCGAAGACGTATCAGGAAATTAAGGAGATGAATGATGCCCTTTATGATGATAAGGGGAAAAAACTTTCTTATGAGGACTTCCGGGAAAAGGTTATGGCAATTCATAAAGACTATAATGAGAATTACCTTCGCACGGAATTTGAAACGGCAGAAACAAGCGGCAGACGCGCCAGTGAATGGCAGGAGTTCAAGGAGAATGCGGATATAATGCCTAACCTGAAGTATGTGACTGCCGGGGATGAACGGGTAAGAGAATCACATAGGATACTGGATGGTGTCGTAAAACCTATTAACGATCCGTTTTGGCTGCAGAACTACCCGCCCAACGGATATCGGTGCAGGTGTTATGTCGAACAAACGGACGAACCGGAAACGCCTGCTACGCCTATTGTGACGATACCGGATGCTTTTGCGAATAACGTAGGTCAATCCGGTGAGATATTCACGGTTGCACATCCTTATTTTTCAATGCCGGACAATGACCTGATAAAAATCAGGAAAGAGACGGAGCGGAATAAAATATACGCCCCTTACCATCGTGATCCGGAATCGAAAGTGATGATCAGCGACTTTGCTGATCCGAAAGACTTGGCAAAGAATGTGGAAAGCGCACGGGTAATTTCAAAGGAACTGGAGATGAAAGTAAAAATCCGCCCGCACATCAACGAGGACGGGGTAAAGAACCCGGAATATTTGATTGACGAAAAGCTGGCAGACCTGAAAAATATTCAGGGGCTGGGCGGTATAAAACACGGGCTTGACAGTTCGAAAAAACAGCAGTGCGAATATACTGTATTCAATTTGAGCGCTTTTGACACTGTCGAACCGGAAATGCTGAAAAACAAACTGAACGGCATATACAAACTGTATGGCGAAAAGTATGCCGGGCAGCGGATGGTGTTCATTTATAAGAGAAAAGCCGTGAAAGTGTCATGGCAAGACGTGGTGGACGGAAAAGCAACCGACCTTCTTAAAGAACTTCAGGAGCAGTAGCCGAAACTACCACTCCTGAAGGGAGCTCTTGACCTGTTACAGCCGCGAACATTGCAAATATACAATTTTATTTTGAAATGCAAATGGAAAGAACTGAATTACCTGATTTTTTTAAAGAATTATCCACACTGGTAGAAGATGCGCACCGCTACGCGAAAGTTGCGGGTGTGAACTTCTTCAAGCAGAATTTTCGCAGGCAGGGGTTTCTTGATACATCACTGACACCGTGGGCTAAAAGGTCACTCGCAATCGGTTCGGATCGTGGCGTATTGATACAAAGCGGGAAGCTCCGCGACAGCATCCATGCGGTCAGCCGTGGAATAGACCGTATCATTTATCAGACCGATCCGCTGGCTTATGCCAAGATCCACAATGAAGGCGGGTACATTGTCGTAACGGAGCGAATGAAACGTTATTTTTGGTATTTGTACATGAAGTCGACCGGATCAATGCAAAAGAGGAAAAATGGCGAATTACGGCAAAATAAAGCCAATGAGCGGCTGTCTACAATGGCTTCTTTTTACAAAAGTATGGCACTTAAAAAAGTAGGCAGCAGGATAAGAATCCCCAAACGTCAGTATATGGGTGAGTCCGCTACGTTTATGAAGCAACTCGATACATGGATCGCATCGGAGATTGACAAACGATTCTCGAATATTTAATCTATATAGTTATGATTTGGACAGACTGCTACAAAGAACTGGTTGAAATAATACGGAGCAAAGATGAGTTCCTCGCATCTATCCCGGATGAGTACTCCGAGCTAAGGGAACGGATGGAAAATACACCGGGGATTGAACATATAGACATGTGGCATGAACAGGTTAGTTTTCTCGATGAGGAACATCCCTTTTCGTCCCCGGCTGTATTCATTGAATTTAATACGCTGGGTATTGAGGATGAAGGGTTACTCGTTCAGCGGCTTCACACGCAGATTGATTTCCGGCTGTTTTACGAAACTTTTTCCGATACCTACGAAGGTGCGGCAATGCAGGAAGAGGCGTTGTCCTTTCTTGACCTGTTGACATTGCTGGGGATGATGTTACACGGAAAATCGGGAAAGAACTTCGGCACGCTCCGACGTACCCATGTCGGACGGGAAGAGTCGGGGGGTGCGGGAAACCTGTACCGGATCAGCTTTGAATGTGAAATCATGGATTACACCACAATGGAACTTGCAAGCCATGCCGACATGAAAGACCGTGAAATGAAAATTAGCAATGGGGACTTACCGGAGAAAACGGAAGACGAAGAACCGCTGTATCATCTATGATGCAACGGTTAAAAACCAAGACTAAGTTGATTTGTATCGTTCTTTTTTGAATCGGGCTTTTTGCCCTCTTTTAATTGTTCGTAATATGATAAATTCTCCGATATATAAAAAATCCGTTTGTAGATGTAGTTCTGATCAAGAAAGAACAGGTCATGACTCATACGTAAAAGAACATCCTCCAAACGGATGCGCTTTTTATCATAGAGAAGATAGAACGTTTCTACCATCTTCCGGTCACGTATTTTGGTCATTTCAGGATTCCGCATAAGAAAGCATTATTATAGCGCAAATATACGGATTTCCAGTGATTTGTCAAAATTGAATATAAGCCTGCGGGGGAAAGGCTATAAAAAAGCCCCCAGCCTGTTAGTAAAGACGCCAATCACATACTAACAAAATGCGAGCAGACGCACAGCCGGGGGCAAAGACCCTTGCTGCGTCTGCTCGCATTTTTGCTTTATGTGATTGGCATTGCAAAGATAATCAAATTTGTATTATTATAAACATTCATTTTAAAAGAGTATGAGCATGTTGAAAGAAAAAGTTACGGGGATGGCTACCGGATATACAGTAAATGCACCACAATGGGTGAATACGTCCACACAAGCACCAGAGTTCAAGTCCTTTTATAAGACCGTCTCCGGGAATGAAGGGAATAAATGCAATTACCCGACACGTTTAGACCTCTACGGCTGTGGATGCTTTCACGACTGTTCTTATTGTTATGCAAAGTCGCTTCTTAATTTCAGGGGACTATGGCATCCAGATAATCCGTCCGTTTCCCGGACGGACAAAGTGGAGAGGAAGATCTGCAAATTAGAGCGGGGAACAGTTGTGCGTTTGGGTGGAATGACTGACTGTTTCCAACCTTGTGAGGCTGTTTACAGGGAAACCTATAAAGCAATTCAGAACCTGAACCGACAAGGGGTACACTACCTTATCGTGACAAAGTCCTCAATGGTGGCAGATGACAGATATATCCGGTTGATGGATAGAAAACTGGCACATATACAAATATCTGTGACTTCTACGGATGACACACTTTCACGTACATTTGAAAAGGCATGTCTGCCATCCGCACGGATTAAAGCTATTGAGAAGCTGCAGGAACAAGGGTTTGATGTGGCTGTCAGATTATCCCCATTTATCCCGCAATTTATTGATTTTAGGGTTCTGAACAGTATCAAATGTGATAAAATTCTGGTGGAATTTTTACGGATAAACACGTGGGTGAAGCAATGGTTGGATATTGACTATTCCGAATACACCCTGAAGCATGCAGGGTACAATCATCTGCAGCTGGAGCGAAAAATCGAATATCTAAATAAGATTTCAGGGTTCAGGGAGATTTCGGTTTGTGAGGATGTGGACAGTCATTTTCAGTATTGGAAAGAGAATGTAAACTGCAGTCCGGATGATTGCTGTAATTTGAGAATATAAAATTAAGCCGCGCAGGAAAAAATCTTTGCGCGGCTTTTTTCGGGCAGACAATCATTTGTAGAATATGTATTTTTCTTCGCAATAAATGCAATGATTTTCTTTGCAATACTTCTCAACTGCCTTGCGCGTTTTAAAGTCTTTTACTTTTCCGTCTTTCGATTGAATATGTCCCACATTAAAGTCTTCATCTATCTTTAGGGGGACAAACCTTGTTTGGGTATTAAATCGTTTCATGTTTCTGGTCATTCTTTTTCCATTAATCTTAAAATTCTGTTGAACTCATCACGGCTCATATTGGTAGGTACAAAAGATGCTTTTACCTCTTCAAACGGACGAAGAGAATGTTTTAATGTCTCTTGAGCTTCCTCCCTTGCCTTTTGGGCACACATTTCAATATATTCTTCATCTGTCATATTGTAATCACTAACAGTATCTATCACCGTTGAGAATCGGCATAAAAGCCCATTTTTCTGTCTTGATATAAAGCTCATCTATTTTGATTTACTTGAAATTACCACTCTACTTTATATACGCCATTCCAATTCTCATCTATAGAGAAACGTATTTTATATCCGACTTTCATAAGTATATGTCGTACATACGAAGACAGATTTATGAATGTGTATGAATGTTCTCCACGTTTTTTCGCCTCTTCGATTATTGCTACTACTTCTGCTATATATAACATTCTATTCCTTTCTGATTTGGTTTGAGGGTTATTCAGTAGCCTTTTTGATAGCATTACATAATACATCATAGGCAGGTTCTTCTACGCAGACATATTTTAGTGCTTCTTGGCACGCTTTTAATAATTCAGGAGCAGCCGCTATTAACTTGGCTCTCTCTCGTTGCTTTTTCGTTCCATTCGCATGTCCCCCCAATGGAAAAGCTACAATAGCCAAAGGGAACTCAATAGATGTATCTTCTTTTATAAAGATTGCACCATCAGGAAAGTCGGGAGTAATTGTTTCAACCGTTTTCCATTTTATCAAAATTTCTTTTTTACTCATAATTGATTTTATTATACGTTATTCAAATTCATCAAGTTCGTAAGAATCCTCGACGATTTCTTCTACTTCTTCTAAAAAGTAAAGTTGTGTCTTGTTATTGAAACTGGTGCGTAGCTGTTCTGCTAAATACAGATATCCGGCTCTCCATGCTTCTTCCGCTTCTTTTGAACCTTTATTCAATTTTGCAACCTTTTCCTTTGACAATGCAATGAATTTTTCTTGTGTCATACTTTAGTTCCTTTCTAATTTGTTATACGTTAATTATTACACATTCTAATCAAGCATCATATCAAACACCAATGTCTTCATATTTCAACTTTTGTATAATTACTAAAATCACAATAAAGATACTCCCACCAATCGCCATAACGGTATTTATCATTCAAATACCTACAACGAGTATTCCAAGTGTTTTTCTGCCAGACTTCATACAACACACCTTTATGGATGAAAGTATCACCTTCTTTCAGAGTTGAAACATCTATCTTACTCATATCTCTATCAAATATTATCAAAAGCCGATCTTTCCCGGCTGTTATCCCTTTATTTTAAAACTCCACAATAAGCCAAAACCGATAAGGAGGTAAATATACCTATTACTGATACTAAATATAGAATCAGTAGATCCTCTAAGCTATTATCTTTTTTCATATCCAATTTAATCTTCTACTATTTTATCATCTGTTAGCAAACGTTTCATTGCCCGGTCTCTTTCCGCTTTTGAAGGATAATTGTCCCCATACCTTTTCCAGCTATCCGGATTTATATCGCTTTTAAAAGTGATATGCGGCTGGGGGTAATCATGGCGACGCAGGATTGTATAGCCGGCTTTGCACAGTTTTCTTTGATCTTTTGCATTCATCTTTTTGCTAATTAGAATTAAACTTGATTCTGGCATAACGATAGAATCGTATATAACCAAACTGGTAGGAAGGGTGCTCCGTATTATCCGATATGGTAATTTGTACATTATAACCTTTTATTCGTAAGAAACGGGCAGCAATTTCCTCAATAGTGTATGTTTTTATATATATATCCCAATCACTAACGACCAATATCGTTTTCACATTCCCACTTTTCAGAATCCTTTTAAAATTTCTGATAGTGCGTATTATCTCCTTCTTCTTGTTCATACTTTAGTTTTATCCTCTTTTAAAATAGTTTTATAGGCTTCTTCCATCCGTTCAATCTCCTCCACACATGCCAGCCATCCGGGAAAACCTCCGATGTTTTTGTCATCGATATAGCAATGGGCATATATCTTTTTCCCGCCTTCCCCATATTTAGCGACATTTTCAGGATCATGGTCATTTACACGGTCGAATGGTATTTTGCGTTCCAACAGCCAGTTGATGGCATTCAATAACTGATCACCAGTACGGCATGTCCAAATAATGATTTTATGTCCTTCATCATGTAATTTCCGGAGCGATTCACCAGCGTATGGTTGCTCCCCGTCAATAGCCGGGAATTTCCCCCGGCTAATGGTTCCGTCAAAGTCAACTGCTATAATCATAATCTACAGAATGAAGGTTCAATACGACGCCATACTCCGTTCTCGTCACGCTTATGGAAATAGTAATTAGTTGCAGTTTTATACACGACATTGCTTTCTTTGAACAACTGCATGATAGCCGCATATTCTTCATCAAAACGTGACTCCAATTCATACAATTTGCTTATAGACTTATAGTCCAAATCCCCCTGACGGTTACGTTCGAGAAGCGTCATCGCCATTTGATACATCGGATCATCGACTCCTTTTTCTGAATGGGCTATATAATTCTTCAGGTAGTCAATCAGCCTTTCGGCAGCGAGATCGGCACGTTCATCAAAACTTTTCACCTTATTGCTTTTTACCTCCAGTTTGAAGTTCCCGTCTACTACTGAAAAAGTGGCGGTCTCTTCACCCTGACGCATACGGAGCTGACTGTATTCTCGCATCACGTTGCGGAAAGCCTTGCTTTCACCTACAATCCAATCATAAAAGCCCTGAACGTCATTCACTACTGGCATGAGTTTACTTTCCACATCGAACATGAATTGATGCCTCAATGCTTCGTAGGTTTCTTTCCGCTGAATGGACTCTGTTTTTTCTTCCTCTTTCAGTTTACGCAACAGTTCCGCCTTTTCTTCTTTTGACAATTTACTAATATCCATACTATTAACTTTTAAATGATTAATTACAATTTGATTTTATATACTTCTTTCAGTTCCCGTTCCTTGTTTTCCGCTTCGATATAAAGCGATGACCTTTGGTCTACCAACTTCGCAAATGTATTGCGATCCATATTCCCGGCATACAATTTTTCGTGTATGGCATCCAGTTCACCGGGAATCTTGTCAAGCCGATCCAGTAATTCATTAATCCGGTTAATCCGGTGTTGTTCTGCACTAATATCCGCCATCTTCTTTCTTCTTTAATATTGATTCCAGCTTCGGTATCAACAGGAGAAGTTCTTCCTCGTCCAGTTCGCGAAACTTCTTTCCAGCTATCCGAACATCAAGGCAAAACGCATTTACCGCTCCCCAGTCTGTTGTGTCGATTCCGATCCGCTGCACTCTCTTCAGGACAGCCGACCTGCGTCTCCTTATTTCCCGTTCGGTGATAGTCAAATCCCGGTTTTCTTTTTTCGCACCGTTCAAATAGCCGCAGAGATACATTGCTTCGCTGTATGTCAACTCTTTTGTGGTATTTGTCCGCCCGTCCGTTAGGTCTAGTAGGATAGCCCGCTTTTGTTCGTCATCAATGCCTTGTGCGCTGTATATGATATGCAGGCGTTTGATAAGGCTTTTACTGATAGGTTTCTTCGTCTTCTGTTCCATCATTATCGCTTTTAATATTTTCAATCCAATGTTTTTGATACCCTTCCGCCCATACTATGTAATATCCGCGTGAACCTCCTTTGCCACGTCCGATAAATGTTGCCTTGAAATGTTCCACGTAGATTCTTTTAAAGCTGTCACGTTTCACGTCATAGGCGGTTTTTCCTTCCACCTCGCGCCCGTCCACATGCGAGATAAAGACAAATATCTTTCGCGGATACTTCTTGCGCAGGCGGATTATTTCGGGGGCTTTCGCTCCCCCTTGCTGCTCGAAGTATTGTATGGAGTCTATCATTATCACGTCCGGGCTGCGTTGCTTTGACAGGTATTCGTCCAGTTCTGTGATGGTGGCTTCATCCGAATAGATTATATTATTCGTTTTACTATGAATGCCGACACTAAGAACGGAATTCACGAAGTCGTCGCACGCGCCCATTTCAAGTGTTAAATAAAGAACCCGAAGCCCCATTTCATCAAATTTGCGTGCCAGCTGCAGAGCGAAAGAACTTTTTCCTTGTCCCGACTTTCCGTAAATGATCCAGCAACCGGACTTTTCCGGACGACCGAATGCCAGATACCATTCACCGTCAAAATCAATATATTCATGTCGGATGTCTTCTAGGTTCTTCTGACTCCAAACTTTCATGCCAGTTCTCCACGCTCGATTTGTTGTTTGATTATACGGTCTTCGATCATGCCGGACAGTTCACGCAAATCATCGGTAAACCAAACATATTTTCCCGGCACAGGTTCTTTTTTCTCTTTATTCAACTTTCCCCAAATGTTTTCCTGTTCCTCCGTATCATTGATCCCGTTTGCCGCGCAAATGGCTTTGACATCCTTCTTTGTGGCTCCCAGCAATGCGATGTAGTTCCGACAAAATCTGCCGTCTATTTCGTCGTATCCTTCTACACGACCGACATAACGCTTTATATTGCGTTCCAGCGTCTCCGTTCCGGCTACGATAGCCCCCAAACGGTGTAAAGTATCGTCATATAGAGGTATCAAGGTACAAAGGGCACTGTGCGCCAGTTTTCCGGCATCATCAAGGATTAACAAAGGGGATTTTCCAGCCATGCGGTTTATGTGTGAAACAACCAAGTCCATAAGGTCATCGTTATCCATATAGCGCGTTACCGTTTCCCCCATGCATGTGGCTAACTTGGTCAGGAATTTACGTGCCGTCCACTTCCGGCATTTCAGATATATGACTGAATTATCGGCACTCATGTTATAAAGGTCTATGAGGGATTGAGTCTTCCCACTGCCGGATCGGGAAGATATGCACATCCATTTGTGATTCCGTTTGGCTGCCACGAACGCGGTGCGTACCTGCTGGTAACTGGTGACGCTTTCCACTACATTCCAGGCGTTTTCGTAGTAATTAAGACCGGAAGCGATCTTTTCAGCGATAGAGTCTTCGTTAGCTCCATACTTGCCGCTTCTGAATTGGGACATGGCGGTATCCGATATTCCACACTTCCGTGCCAACTCCGTTGCAGATGAACCACGATTGATTAACTTCTCTATGTACGTTTTTAATGCTTGATTATCCATGTTGTATATCTTTTAAATTGTTTTTAAATCATCTTGAAAAATTCATATCCAGCGGGTTGTAGTCGTAATCTTCATCGTCCGTTCCGGTAGAAGCCATTGCTACACTTTGCCGGGTGATATGTTGGGTCACTTCCATGAAATCCGCATCCGTGGCGTCATCCCTCATTTTTGACCGGACATCCTTGTGCTGTCCCAAGCTGTCAGTTATCAGATAGCGGTCAAGAACCGTTCCTGCAGCTATTTCGGGGATACGTTGGCAAATGGTGGTGATTCTCCTGTCTACCTCTTTCACTTTCTCCTTCACCGTTTCCACCATTTCAGTGTTGAACCTGTCGACACGTGCCCGGTATTCAAAATGTTCCGGTTTCTGATCAGCCAAAGCCATCGGAACTTTGATATCACGTTGCAGTACGTATTGCAATGTCCCGATCTCTTTGTCAACACGACCGGACTTCAGGCGTTTTGCGTTCGATACAAGCACCTGACTCATATCGTCCGGGTCAAAGCGTACTATCCAGTCTTCGTTGTAATGGTCGCGGAGAGAAAGGTCGAAGCTGTCGAAGCAGATTCGTTCGCCCATGAATTCGATAAACAGCCCCGAACCTGTGATCTTATTTGTGCGTCCGGTGGTTTCCCCCATGAGCATCAGATATTCTTCAATCCCGAAAGGCATTTTACGGGCTTCTTCAGTACGTTCCCATGCAGCGCGGTAAGCATCTATCTTCTTTGCCCGTTCCTGTGCTATAATAGCCTCTAATTGCGCAATAACGGTGGCTTCATCCGGGATGAACTTGTGATTTTGGTTTAAGACTTCCAAATTAGGCTGGTTATCTTTGTCGGCAGTGATACCGAAGCCCGACCAGTTCGCCTGTTTTTGGCAGTATTCCACGTTCAGCCGTTTGAAATAGGGTTCTACAATTTTGGACTTTGCATTTCCCAAAGCGGCTGGTGTATAGTACTTGGTCATGGCTTCATAGAAGGGAACCATCACCTTCTTTTGATAATTGTCGCTTTGTAGCTGTAAAGGCTTATAGCGTTCCCCAAATAGCTCTTTGGTATGTTGTACCGCATTTCGTAATGCTTCACGAATAAGAGCGGGTGATTCATGGTCGCCAATGGCATACCCTACCGGATATTTTTCACATGCGTCAAGTACGACTACCATCGTTTTCCGGTTGGTATAAGTGGTGTACATATATCTCTTTTCCTCACCGTTTTTCTTTACCGTTTTGGGAGTCTTTTTCTGATAGAACAGTTCCGCATCCCATCCGTCCAGCGTCCAGTAAGTAAGTGCTTGTGTCGGGGCTTCGCGGTGTATCTGTTTCATGCGTGTGTTCTTCAGAGCTTTGTCTCCCTTATTTCCCGCCATTGTTGTGAGAGCAAATTTTTGTCTCCAGTTCTCAACGGTGGTAGGACTATCGATCGGTTTCCAATCCATCAGGGAAGCCACCTTGTTGTATTCTTCCATGATTTGGACATTATTCAGATTGTTATGCATACTGATTAATTTATGCATCACCGCCTTTGCGTCCTCGTTCAGTACGACTGCCGCGTATTTGTTGCCATACGATTTATGGATGACACTGCGATAGCCTTCTTCCTCACTGATCCGTCGTGCCGCTTCATATTGCTCGCATTTACGTTTCAAAGCCTTCCAGTTCTTCGGCAGGTTATGAGGAAAAATATCACGCCCGTTCGGGTCTTTCAGTGTCAGAAGATCATTGCTCAACTTACAGAGCTTTTCCCAAACGTTGATGCGCGTACCACCACCGCCTATCGAGTTGGCTTTACGACCATCGCGAAGGGAGAGGAGCGCGTTCATGATGCGTACATTCAGGGTATATTCGTCAATCTTTGCGGGGGGAAGCTTCTTGTCACCGTCATAGCGGTATTTCACACTGAAAAACTCGTAGGCGGCATTGCTGTAGACAATCGCATCTTCCAGTATGGATTTCTGTGTTTTAGCGGCAATTTCTGCACGGGGATCACCTTTACGTACAATGTACCCTTTCTTTACGTCCTTTCTCATGGTTTCAAAATCTACTAGGGCAGGACATCCGGGAATACCACGACGGAGTACGATAAGTTGCCCGTTCCTCACCATCGAATAGTATGTTCCTTCAGGAATGAACCCATCTTCACTCCCAACTTGCGTTTTGGGATTGAAGATGATTAATTCATTCGCAAACACGCAAATCCGATTATTAAATATCTCAGCCATAATAATTATACTATTAACTTTAGCGCAAGTCCCGGCACTGCCCCAGGATTGTAGCTGCTTCCCCTCTTTTCACCTGTTCCCATTGAAAACCTGTCCTAACACCATTAAATAATACCATGACAAATTCAATCTGAAACCATGAGTCTGTGTTATCCCGAAATACGGGGAAGTTCCTTGCTTGCATACTTGTTTTACTCTTCGTCCTTTTCCGAACGGAATTCCCTTTCAAGAATGGTCACTATCGTGAAACAGGCAATGACAAAAGCCGCCTGCACATTAGAGGCAGACACCTCAATCCCGTCAACCAATGAAACGGTAGTTATTATCCCGACCGCTATCAACACATTCTGAATCACTCTAAATGTTTTCATATACTATATCGTTTTTCTTGTTCTACATTCATTTTTCTAAAAAGGCTATTCCTATTCATCACGAACCGGAATAGTTTTGCTACATTTGTAGCCAATATGGAAAATATTTAATTTAAATAAACCGTTATGATGTTTTTCGATGATTTGGAATCTAAACTTGCATCAGACCAAACAATATGCAAGAGTATACTCCGAGATGTAAAATGTCCTGTTCATAAGCTAAAGGCACGTATCATCTATGATTACGACAATGACTTCACTTATGCCCATATTACGAAATGCTGTTGTCCTCAATTTGCCCAAATAGTGGCGGATACGATCCATAAAACAGAGACTATTGATGTAGTAGAAATTGACGACTGTGAATATACTCGCTGAATTGGACAACTTTCTCACTGAAACCCGGCACGTGTCACCAACCATGAATAGTTTCTTCTTGAATCTGGCATGGTTGCCGAGGCGTAGCACATCATCTGCTGTTAAGTTATCACCCATGACAATGGCTTGAAAAATGATGCGATCTATACGTTTCAAAATCTTATTCTTTTGCATTGCAGATTTTTATTTATTGCTTATTACTCTTGTTACATTTCCGTGAGAATCCAAAACCTTCACTTTTGATGGTTCATTACCTTCAGTATATTTAATTCCACCATTTTCTTGTGCCATTCTACGAATAGCTTCTGCATTCTTTCCATTTCGTTTAAAACGAAGTATTTGACTAAGGTTTGCGAGAGATATTCCAAATGTTTCTGCAATCATCTTTCGTTTTTCGGTGTCTCTTAATTCAATTATTTGTTTCATACCTTTTTATTTTTGAGTTATTATTCATACATTTGAGCGCTGTTAATCTGTAACACGCTGCAAATATAATAGAGATTTTTCAATTATGAAAGAAAATATGAGAGATTTTTCAGTATTAAAGCAGAGAATTCTGCAATATTTAGATTTTAAAGGGATTACAAAGTATGAATGTTATAAAAATACAGGCATAACCAATGGCGTGTTGAGTCAACCAAATGGAATGTCTGAAGATAATTTATTGAAATTTCTCTCATATTATAGCGATATCTCTACGGATTGGTTGCTTGCTGGATGTGGTTCAATGTTGCGTGATGACAATCAAACGAAAATTTCTAAAATCGTTCCAATAGAGTCGGAATTTGAGTCAATCCCTATCGTTGATATATCTGTAGCTGCAGGTTATGGATGTGAAAATCCTGATTTTATAGAAGTCGTGGAGACTATTAGGCTTCCTTACAATATGCTACGTAGGAATAGAAAATATTTCTGTGTTAAAGTACGAGGAGAAAGTATGTCTCCGACATTATTAGACTGTTCATTTCTCATCTTAAGATTATTGGATCGAAGTGAATGGAATGAGATTAAAGACAATCATGTATATGTGGTAAGCGACAGAAGTGGACGTGCTTACGTGAAACGCATAAAAAATAGATTCCGTGAACATGGTTTTATAGTTTGTACCTCTGATAATGTTGATAAAGCTAATTACCCAAACTTTAATTTGATGGAAGATGAGATTAATACTATACTATATGTGGAATGGTATTTAAGCGCAAAGATGCCTAATATTAACGCGACGTATTATGATAAAGTAAACCATTTAGAAGACGATGTGGATGCTTTGAAAAGTCAAATGTCCCTACTTATGAAAAGGTTAACTTAATATTAAACATTATATTTTATTATAAATCATTGTTTTTTAGCATATTACCAAAAATATCTGTATTCCTAAAAGTTGTATTATAGGGTATAACTCAATGCATATACCAGTATTATAGGGTAAAACTCAATAATAAAAACACTTCTTTTTTAATGGGTGTTTAATGGGTGATATTCACATTTTGTCTCTATTTTCTAATGGGTGTTTAAAGGGTGCTGACATGGGTATAGGCTATTTTAACAATAAATTATATCTTTTCCATAAGTCTGTATTTATCACGAAATAAACAAAAACACATCCTATTTTCTTTATTTATTTCATATATTTGCAATTAGAAAAACTTCCATATAGTAACTATATAGAAATTTTTAGTATTACAAATATCTAAAAGTAAAGTCATGGCTAAAGAGACTAAGGTTATACATGTTCATCTCATTTTCAAAAAAACAAGCCGTTTTTTTGGTTCTATATCAGCAATCTATTCTGAATTTACTGCTGAAGAAATAGGTATTACGGAAGAAACCCTACGTCACAAAGGGTTGTCCGATGGTGTTTCCTTCGCTACTAAAAAAGCGATCATACAACAAGGAGTGCTTATTCGAAGCGCACGAAAATAGCATTTTAAGCCGCTGTAATGTATTTCTATATCTAAATTAATAAAGGCTATACACCCATCTAAATGGAGCGTATAGCCTTTGTTTTAAGCCTAAAAACAGAAGCAACATACAGTCTTTCCTTCGCCTTTTCAATCTGTCTCTCATTGTTTCCCCTATTTACAGCACAGTCCACCGGAATGAATATAGAAGCAACGGAAGCAAAATAGAAGGAACGGAACTTTTTGTTTTCTTCCCAAATATATTGCGTGACATTCGTCAATCACCGATGTACAGGCGGTTTCACGTACTTCGCCTTACATTTCATTCATGCCACATTTTGTATTGAGCCCCGTA